ACGGTTGAAGGAACAATCTGTGTCGTTGATGCGACAAGGCGACGGACTATGTCGTATAGGCGCCGGCAGTAATCCGCTCGACGCCGGCATGGAACGAGCAGGCATGTCAACTGCGGATAGCTGTCGCCTTCTCGCCCTAGCCGACATGGTCAAGCATAAGGCAGCCGGAGGCTTTGCGGTGGGATTGGCGACACCTTTCCCGCATTTGCGTGGCCGAGCCGAGCACCGCCTAAAAGACCGCCGCACCCGGGCCGCTATTGGCGCCCAGCGTCATGCCGAGGCCGGCGTTTTGGTTGGAGAGTATGTCCCCGAACAGATTGGTGGTGATGGACGTCGAACTGATCCGGCTTCATGACGAACTGCATGGCGTAGGCGTCGACGATGCGCTCATCCGTGGCTAGCCGACTCGCCAGCGCGGGTTCGAGGCGTAGCGTATAATCCGGCGGCATTCGGCCTTGGTGCTTATTTCGTGCGAGATGGCGACCGCTGACGATCGTCGTCGACTGCGATGAATTGCTGGACGGCGACATAGAAGCCTTCGAGGTTCGGATTAGCACGATATCGATATCCTCGTGGCCCGCCCCGAAACGATGGTATTTACGGGGCGCACATTGGCGTAGGCGTCGAAGGTTTCGCGCAGCCACACGTTGACAGTGCGAAAGCCAGCCCCGACTGGCGTGGTCAACGTGTCCTTAAGCGCCAGCTTGGGTAGCGGATCCTCTCGAGTCGAGGCCCTAGGCCATGGCCCGATTCGTGCCGATGCCTTGGAAGCGTTCCTCGCAGCGGGCCTTGGCATGGGCGAGCGTGTTGGCCGGAACCGGTCCGCCGGACACCGATGCGAATTCAGGCTTGAGGCCTTGCGGGTTGGCGATACAACCGGCGAGCGGAAGGGCGGCGAAAACCGTAAGCAGCGCTTTCCTCATTGATATTCTTTCTTGGCGAGTCGTTTGTGTGCGGATTTGCCGTGCCGCTGACCACCTTGACGGTCATGAGGCGGGCGGCTGGATCCTTCCAGTTCATAGCCCGTCCTTCGGATTAGGCTCTGTGGCGCAACTGCCTCGGTAGGACTTCCCGTCGAGTTCTGCATGATCGTCATAGATCGTGATCTTCTTGCCCTCGGCGGTCTTGGCCGACCCGGATATGTTGCCAACGAAATACCGAACCGGATCGGCCTTGCCGATTGTCAGGTAGCGCAAGGAGACGTCGTCCTTGTCAACGCTCATTACGATCTTCGCCAGCCCCTTGAACTTGCACTCGTAGGATTGACCGGCTTTGGCGGCTTTACGAACTTCGCCGCCTATTTCGGCCCGGATCGCGTTTTCAAGTGCCGTGTGCTCGTCGAGCTTTGCGGCGATTTCGGCGGCGCTGAAAACATCGTCACAACCCTTGATCTGCTGGCTTTTGCTGTTGATCTGAGTGATCCGTGCATAAGGCTGCTTCTGCCAATTCGGTGTGCTAATATCGCTGGTGTCGGCGTAGCTCTTACAATTATCGATATGGCGTTGCTTATCCTGTTTTACGGCTTCGGCACGAGCCAGTGCCGCTTCCTGCTCCTGCTTGGCGGCGTCTATCTCGTCTTGCTGTTCCTTGTAGACCGCATCAGCCTCGTCAAGCGCCACAATCGCCCCTTGGATCAGATTGAACTCAGAGGCAAGCTCATCCAGCGCCAGCCGGGTTTCCGGTAATTCATAGATAATCCGCTCGACGAAATCGCGGGCCGGACTGCAAGCATTCTGGTCGCCGCGCAAATGCGTTTCGGCCATTTCCATGGCTTTGAGAAGGTCTTGGTCGCCATAGGCGCTTTGCATGGTCGCGGCCTGTTGCAGACCGTCGTCTTTCGACTCTTCTTCCGGGAAGCAGTATTCGTTGATTGCGGTGAGGTAAGCGTCAGCCTTGAGAAAGGGCATGACGCGAATCTTGGCGCGGATGCTGCGCAATTCGGAATGCAGGACGTATTGTCCCGTTCCGGGAATAAACGCCGAAAGCGAAAGGGCGGCAGCGGGCGAAACGGATAAGGCTGCGAGCGCGGCCCCGGCTAGCAGGATTCTCTTCTTCATTTCGATTGTTCCTTCGTGCCGCCTTCGACCTTCGGCATTCCCGCGCCCATCATCCCGAGCGTCATCACGTAGCCGGACGCAAGCTTCGGAAGCCACTTGATCGCGCCCTCGCGATAAAAATCGAGCGCCGCCTGCTTTCCGTTGCAGGCGGCGTCCGACTTGGAGAATTCCAGCGCATCGAAGTAGGAGCGCATGAAATCATGCGGGGTGACATTGGCGGCGATCAGCGTCGCGACCGGGTTTTCGCCAAAGGCATCGCGCCAGACCAAATCGGCCTGCGACTGGCTTCTGCCCTTCTTGACGATTTCAGCTTTGGTTATGGTTTCAAGCACCTTCCTGCATTCCGTGCCGAGTTTCGGCGTTTCCTCGGCGGAGAAGGCGGGGGCGGCAAACATAATCACCGCCGTCGCAAGTATTGCAGTTTTCACTTGTAGGTTTCCTTGTATATCCTGCGGGCGGTGACGCCCATGTCGATGTAGGTGGCCTTGCCCGCGAATGTCGCGCTCGACGATCTTGCCCTCGGCAAGCCAGAGGCGCTCGTGCGGCCTGAAGATTTCCTCCATTTCGGCCGGCAAGTATTGCAGCACGTATTCCTGCGGGTGTTTGCCCCTCTGGATCGGCAGTCTTGCCTCTCTGGTAAGGTCTGATGTACACACTCCACGAGTGAGTTTCAATATTGGTATATACGAATAGGCGAAAGAAAGCACTCTATAAGAGCATCGCCTACCGGATCGTCCTGCCGCTGCCGGATGGCAAGCGCGAAGCTATCGACGAGGCCCGCGTGGACGACGAAAGCCGCGCCGCCTTCATTCGCACCGTCGTCGAGAACGAGCTGGCGCGTCGGCTCCGGAAGAAAGCCGGATGATCTATTTCATTCTAGACCAACAGCACCCGACCAATCAGAACGACCGACGTCCTCTATTGGGCTGAGTGGTTCGAAAACACGAAAAAACCCGCGCCTCGCGCTTACCGAAACCGAGTGCTGCCAGCTCTCGACCGTCTTCCTCGGCCTCGACCACCAGTTTCGGCAGAGGCCCGCCACTACTGTTCGAAACATTGGCCTTTCGGAAGGGCGGCGCAGTGCGAGCTGCTACTCGACATGGGATGACGCCGAGGCGGGGCATGCTGCGATGATACGGCGGCTGCAAAGGTAGGAAGCCGAGGCTCAGACGGGCTCGCGATCGATTACCCCATGACCAACAGGCAAGCCGCAAAGGAGGAAAAGTGATGCGGGCAGGCACCACCAACGGTCTCGACATCAATGTCGTCTATCACGATGCCCTGGGGCTTTCCGGGCAAATACACATGCGCTGCCAGACCATCTACCACGGTGGAGGAAATATAGGCGGCTCGGAAATCTCGCTGGAAGTGCTCGTTGCCGACCGCATCGAGCCGATCCGGGCCGAATGCGGAGACGGGGCTTTATCGGTTGCCCCGTTTCCCGAACGACGATCCGGTGATCTCCGAATGCTGGCTTTGAACGCGGCAGGCCGAGAAAGCAGCGGCTGATTGTCCGAGACGAAGTGCGCGATGGATTGCGGATGGTCACCATGTTTCCAGTGCCGCCGCTCTCGACAGGCCTGATCAGGATTCACGGCAAGCCGTACATCCGCGTTGCGGCCCCGTAGCGACACATGCCGTGAATGCCGGTTGCGTGGTCCTCGAACGCTCGCCGGACGAAATTTACGGCTGACAAATAAGCCGCCGCATTGCCTCACAGGAACGCATTTCGCAGGCGGGACGAAGAGATGCCGGCGAAGGTGCGTTTTAGCGCTGGCGGGCTTACTGACAGGCAAAGCGCCGGTTTTCAGGCGACCAAGTTGGCCATATCCAGTTCAGCTTCCGTTCTCAGCCGACAGGCGGCGACCGCCATCACCGCAGCGACGCTCGCGTCGATCCTGCCAAAAGATTTGGCCTTGGTGAGCTTGCGGTTCCCGGCGGCGTCGCTGTCGATCACCGCGTTCGATATGCACCAGCGCAGCACCGGGTGCCCGCCATGGAACAATTTGCCTTGCACCGCCAGTTCCTCGAACGCCTCGATGGCCGGTGACATCGACTTGTAACCCTGCCCGAACGGCGACAGCGGCACGTCGACGCCGAGGCGCGCGAACGACTGTTTCAGGACGTCGATTCGCCACATGTCGTAATTGACGTTGGCAAACGGGATGGTCGACGACAGTTCGCCGACGTCCGCGGCGAGAAAATCGTAGTCGAGCACCTGTCCGGGCACCGGGATCAGAAACCCGTTGTCGGCCCAGACGCGGTAGGGCGCGCGGTCGCGTAGGCCACGTTCGTCGAGCGTATCGCCAGGCGTCCAGATGCGCGGGACGAGGTGGATGTTGCTCTCGTCGTCCTCGACCGCCATGACGAAGGCGGAGAGGTCGGTGCGGGCCGACAGATCCAGCCCGCCATAGACTGGCCGGCCATCGTAGAGCAGATCTTCGACCGTCGGCTTTGCGCCACGCACCCAAACGTTCGGCGACAGAAACGGTGCCTTGGCCTGGACGCGTTGGTTGAGGTAGAGATTGCGCAGCCGGTTCTCGAGCGATGGCACCTTTTCTGCCCGCTTCATGGCGGCGCGGAATTCGCCGATGTCGCGGTAATCGCCGAGCGCCGGGTTGGCCTTTTTCCATTCTCTCTCATCCAGCAGCTTGCAGCCGGGCTCGGCGGCATAGAGATGGACGGTAAACGTATCGTCCTCGATCTCGCCCGCGCGGATCTTCAGGCCGTAGTCGATCAGCTCCGACAGGATGTGGTCGTCGGCGGGAGCCTGGGTGGAGATAATCATCATCAGCGGCTCGACCTGCGCGCCGAGCGAGGTCATCAGCACGTCGTAGAGAAGCGCGTTCTTCGCCTGCGAAAGCTCGTCGTACACCACGAGGTCAAGCCCTTCGCCGAACTGGCCACCGGCTTCGGCGGCGATGGCCGAATAGAACGAGCCGTCGCGGCGGTGGGTGACGTGCTTGGTCGAGTCGACCACCTTCAGCCGCTTGGCGAGCACGACGTTCATTTTCACCATGCGGGCGACGAAGCGATAGACGATCGAGGCCTGCTTGCGGGTCGTGGCAGCCGAGGCGATCACCGAGTTCGGCTTCTTGAACGGGCCTACCAGGTGCAGAAGGATTATCACCGCAGCCAGCAGCGTCTTGCCGTTGCGCCGCGCCACCGAGAACACCGCCTGCCTGCGCTTGCGCTGGCCATCCTTGTCTCTCGGATTATAGACGTCGCGAATAAATTCGATCTGCGGCTTGGCCAGCCGGAGCGGCTTGCCGACGTGCTTGCCCGCCGGGACGATCAGCGAATGCGCGAAGGCAATCGCCCTGCCGGACGGCAGGCCCCAGTCCTTTTTTGGCACTTGGCGCAGCACCATGAGCTGGCGCAGTTCGGACGTCAGCCCGATCTGAGATTTACCAGCGGATGGCGCTTGCTTGTCGATAAACACAATCGTATGTCCACAACCAGAACACGAGACGGAGCGTTCCAATGATGCATTTTGAAATCGTAGGTGGTGGCGGCGAGGCGGACAAAGTCCGCGACACCAGCCCGGATGCGGTGGTCGATTTCGGCCAAGCGCAGGAAGCGGTAAAGGGCAAGCGCAAGGCCAAGGCCGCGAAGACGGGTGGCGGCGACACCAAGGCGGAAAAGCCGAAGCGGGCGAAGAAGGAAAAGCCGGTGAAGGAGCCACGCGAAAACAAGACCGAGACGCTGGTGTTGATGCTGCTCGAAGCAAACGGTGCCACGGTCGCGGAAGTGGCCAAGGCCTTTGGCTGGCAGCCGCACACCACCCGCGCGGCGATCTCGACACTGCCGAAGAAGAAGCAGTTTCCCGAGGGCCATACGCTTTCCTCGGAAAAGTTCGAGGAGCGGGGCGGGCGGGTCTACCGCATCGTCAAGGTCTGATAGTACCAGCAACATCATCGAACGAAGGCCCGCCGTCCAAGCGGGCCTTTTCTCCTGTGAAATCCTGCCAGCGCGTCACCGCGACATCGACATAGGCCGGATTGATTTCTAGACACAGCGCGCAGCGCGCCTCCATCTCCGCCGCGATCATCGTCGTGCCGGAGCCGACGAACGGATCGTAGACCGCCTGTCCGGCGCTTGAATTGTTCTGCATCGGACGGCGCATCGCCTCGACCGGCTTCTGTGTCGAGTGGCCGTGGCCGGAATCGTCGCGGCTCGGGATCGTCCACAGCGTCGATTGCGAGCGGTCGCCGCACCAGTTGCCCTTCTGCTTGACGGCGTACCAGCACGGCTCGTGCTGCCAGTGATAATCGCCGCGCGACAGCGCGAAGCGGTCCTTGGCCCAGATGATCTGCGAGCGGATCTGAAAACCGGATGCCTCCAGCGACGCCTGCACTTCGCTGGCGTATTTCCCGGCGTGCCAGACATAGGCGACGGCGCCGGGAAACAGGTCGTAAGCCTGCCGCCAGTCGGCGCGTTCGTCGTTGACGACCTCGCCCATCTTTTTCCGGTTGTTGTTGACGCCTGCCTCGGCCCGCCAGTGCGGATCGTAGTCGACGCCATAGGGCGGGTCGGTCACCATCAGGTTCGGTTTCACGCCGGAGAAGAGCCGCTCGACGTCCTGCGCATTGCAGGCATCGCCGCAGAGGATGCGGTGCTGACCGCACAGCCAGAGATCGCCTGCTTTTGACGTCGGGACGTCGGGCAGCGCCGGGGCCTCGTCGGGATCGGTCAGCCCCGGATTGCCGGTTAGACGGCCAAGGCGGCGAAGCTCGCTTTCCGAAAAACCGATCAACGCCGCCATATCCTGCAGCGTCTCCAGTTCGGCGGCGAGCAGCTTGACGTCCCAACCGGCATTCAGTGCCAGCTGGTTGTCGGCCAGCCGGTAAGCCTTGATCTGCTTTTGCGTCCAGCCGCGGGCAACCATCACCGGCACCAGTTCCAGGCCGATCTCTTGCGCCGCCAGCGCGCGCCCATGTCCGGCGATCAGTTCGCCCGCCGCGTCGACAAGCAGCGGGATGGTGAAACCAAACTCGCGGATCGACGCGGCGATCTGCGCCACCTGCTCGGGCGAGTGCGTGCGCGCGTTGGCGCTATAGTGCTTCACGCTTGTAAGCGGTCTGCGCTCGACCGCGTCGGCGGGCCACGGCAGGTTCATCGTCATTCTCCCAGAAGCAGCGTGATCGGGTCGCTGTCCCATTTGTCGGGATGCGCCAGCCGCGCCCGACCGGCAGGCGTCAGCCCGAGTTCCGAGCCGGTGGACATCATCGCCTTGACGGCGTTGTTCATCACCACCAGCAGCGGATTGCGGACCGGCCCCTGCGGCGACTGGACCAGCAGGCCGGTCTTGTCGAGCTTCTCGCGGGCCTGTCTGAACACCGACCAATTGACCGCATAGGCTTCCAAAGCTGCTTCATCCGCCCGCGTCAGCACGCCGTCCGGCAGCGAGCTAACGGTGTCCAGCCACATCTCTTCAGCCAGCTCATTTAGCCCCGGAGGCATGCGCGGATGGCCGAGCCCCTGCGGCTCGTCGTAGATCCGATGGATGCCGACATTGCTGCGGTTGCCTTCCGCCAGTTTGACTATTTTCGATTTGGGTTTTTCGCCTTTTGGCATTTTCGCCGCCTTTGCTTTGCGTAACCATCGGAAAATATAGGCCAAAAAGACCCGTCCTGAAATTACAACGAGACTACGGGCGCGCCTCCGGCCCCCTTGGCAAGGATTTCTGGCCAGTCCCCCCCCGGCCTGGGCCCCCGAGGGGCCTGCGCTCCGAGCGGCGATGGTGAGTGGTCGAGGCCATGCCTCTCGGGCACGGATCAAAGCAGGCACCAGAGCGCAGCGGCGACCACCAGCGTCAGAAAGGTTGCGTTGAGCCACGCCTCGGTGCTCATCTCACCGCCTCTCGCCGCGCACATAGCCGCGCTTCAACCGTGCAGCCGTCTCGGGGTCGGCGACAGGCTCACGGTTGGCAGCGGCTATCGCTTCCCGCTGGGTTGGCTGCGCCCATGGGTGGTTGGGATCGACAGGAAAACCGTCCTCGTCGCAGGCACCCGTCAGCCGTCCCTGATCGTAGGCATGCGTCAGCCTGGAATGGTGGCGGTGACAGAGCGCCTGCAGGTTCGTCCAGTCCAGCCTGCGCTCGGGCGCTGCCCTGACCGTGACGATATGGTCGACGTGCTGTGCTGGTCTGCTGCAGCCTCTGACCGAGCACAGCGGGAACACCTTCAGGAACCGACGGGCCAGCCGGTGCCATTCGTGGTCATAAGGAATGTTGCGCGGGCGCTTGCGCATTCTCCTCATCCTGCCAGCAGCCACAGGGCAAGCAGCACCGCTGCGACGACGAGCACGGTGAAGGCGAAGGTGTCGTGGTGCTCGCTCATAGCTTTCGCCTTACCGTATCGATGGCTTGCAGCATGGCGTCGAGCTTCTTCTCGATCAGCGAGGCCTGCCAGTCGATCTGACCGGCGAGACCTCGGCTGCCGTCGTCCTTGCCGGGATCCTGGTCGAGCGCCTGGACGCCGGTCACGTGCTGGCAGAGCGCCTGCGCCTCGGTAAGCACCGCCTGCGCCTTGTCGACGACCGGCGCGAGCCGCTTGCCGACCGGCTCGGTCTTCACCGGTTCGCCATAGCCGAACATTTTCCTCGGCGGCGGTGGCGTCGAAGGTGTGGGGGTGATCGAGTTCATTCTGGCTTCCTCCTTCGGTTTGAAGTCGTTCAACGCGGCTCCAATCGCCTTTTCGGTTGCGTTGTCGAGGTCTGGGTTTGGCATGGTGTTTTCCCTTTCCTGTTGTCATGGCGGCGTCCCGTTTGGTCGCGGGTTTTGCCCTGTCCTTCCCCTTCGTTCCCGTGTTCCCTTCCCGGTAGGGAAGAAGGGAACCGGGAGATACCGTTCCCGGTTCTCCCTCCCTCTCCGAAGGAGAGGGCAAAAAAGAAGAACCGGGACATGTTTTCAGAGCGGTTTTCCCGGTTCTGCCCGGTTTCCCTGAATGAGAACCGGGACATCATGTTTCAGCGGTCGCCGAAGGGCGCTTGCTGTTGTCGACGAACACTCCTTTTTTCAACCTTGACTTGCCGCCGGGGTATTCCTGCTCATACAGCAAACCCGACTTCTTCCAGCACTTGGCGATGCGGTCGGCGCGCTCCTCGCTGACGTCGAGCACGCGGACGATTAGGATGCCGACGTAACGGTCCCTCGATTGCGGCGCGAGCGTGTAGCGCTCGTGTTCAAGACCGTCGGCGGACTGGATCAGGTCGAGCACCCGGTCGATCTGCTCATAAGCGAGATTCTCGAACAGGCCGGGTGGCTGCCACGCGACGAGAATGCCGACCTTGTCCGAGTCGGGGTAAGCGGGCGGGCTCTCGTTTTCGAGATCGATGGACAGGAATTTGAACCAGCTCGCCTCGCCGGGATCGGGCAGATAATTGCCTTTGGCAAAATCGACGCGGACGATGCCGCGCGGGTTTTCGACGCCGAGCGAGGCTGCGGCATCCGCCGTCATGTTGGTAATAGTGTGCGCCAGCCGGACGATGCCGCCGAGCGCACCAGCGCCGCGACCGGCATCGATATCGCCGGGGGTGACGAGGCCCTTCTTGACGTGATGCATCAGCAGGCACCCGGCGTCGAGGCGACGGATGACGCCGCGAATGACGGCGACTGCCGCCTTGACCTGTCCGTTGTCGTTTTCCGCGCCCGACCATAGTTCGATAAAGGGATCGAGGATGAGCACGTCGACGCCATGCTGGCCGAGTTCCCATTCGAGGCGGCGAAGCTTCTCGGTGGCATGGATGACGCCTCGCTTGTCCACCTGCGCCAACAGCGGCGGATCGTCGATCTCGACGATGAAGACGCGGTCGGACTCGTCTTTGCCGAAGCCGAAATGCTTGGCGATGGCGGCGAGCCTGCGGTCGATCTCATCATCGTCCTCCTCGACCGTCAGGATGGCGACGCGTTTCGGGCCGTGGACGGTCTTGAACGGACCGAAGGAGATGCCCGCAGCGAGATGCAGCGCGACGCAAAGCCCGAAGATCGACTTGCCCGCGCCTCCGGCGGCGATGATCGAGGTGATCTGTTTTCTAAGGATGAGACCGCGCATGATCCATGGCCGTGGCGGGATGGTCTTGCCGTCGCGGAAACGGTAACGGCGTGCCTTCACCGGAAAGCGGACGACGTTTTCTTTGTTCGGCGGGCGGTCGCCGGGGAAATCGTCCTCACCCTTCATGGCGCGGACCCCATTCGTTGAAGCGCGCGGCACGGCGCACGGCCCAGAAGAGCGTGTCGCGGCGCATGCGCGGAAAGCCGATGGCCTGGACGAAGACGAGAAGCGCAGTGAGGTCGTCGCGGCAAAAGGCGCGCATCTCGAAGTCGGGCTTATCTATCCGCCAGTCGCCGGGGAGCGGTGCCTTCAGCACGATGCGGCCTGTCGACAGATCGTAGCCGACGAGGCCGGAAAGCTCCGGGCATTCGCTCATGCAGAGATAGGCGTTGTACTGGTTCGGTAACGGTAGACCGAGTTCATCGTGTTGCATCGGCTCGCGCCAGTCGGTGTCCTTGACGGGGCGCGCGGGCTTGCGGGCCGCGGCGATCCGCTGGTAGCGGTGGTGGTTCTTGCGGTACTCGGCGCAGAAACGGTGCAGCTGATAGCGGCTGGCGAGCACCTCTGCGCGGCCTTGCCAGCGGGCCTCGAAAGCGAGCTTCATGCGGTGAACGCGGAAAAGAAGCGCATCGATGCGCTCGCGGCGCTCGTCATCCATGCCGCACCTCCCATTCGGTGATGCGGCTGGCGATCCAATCAGCGACGTTCAATGGCCATGCATTGCCGAGGGCGCGATAGCGCGATTGGCCGATCTGGTGGCAGCGGACGACGTCGTCGGGGCGGGCGAAGGAGACGCAGAAATGCCTGCCTGCCAATTCCAACAGCGCGGCGACGGGCGAGATGGGCGTGCCGTGGTAATGGATCATCCGGCCAGCCCCGCGCGCATCAGTTTCAGGCTTTGCGAGCAGCGCGACGCCCAGATGGCGACGCAGGCGGCTTCGGCCTCGTTGTGGTTCTTGGCGGCCACGCCGAGCCAGCGGCAATAGTCGCGGGCGCGGCGCTTGGCGTCGTCCTTTCCAAGCGAGCCGCCGCCGCGCCCATAGAGAGCGGCCCGCCATGTCTTGACTGCGACCGTCTCGAAACCGATGCCCCGGTCAATGGCGAGCTGGCGCACATGACCCTGGATTTCCGGCAGCACCATCTGGTCGGCGTTCGGTGTCCAGTAGCCGTGCGTCTTGCCGCCGAGATCCGTCTTCACCCGCTTCTGGTAACCGGCGATCAGCCGCATCGCCGCTTCGAGGCAGATGAAATCGGGAAGGTGGGAGAGGCAGATGTCATGCAGGCGCAAGCCGAAGAAGGCGCATTTCTCTTCGGTCGTATCGCCTTGTGACGTGAACGACAGGCATTCGATCTCGCGCTCGGAACCGGGGAAGCGGTAGAGGGCCAGCCCGCATTGGGTGACGGAAGGATCGACGCCGAGGATCAGCATGGTCATGCCGCCTCCAACTCTAAACCGATCTGTGACGCTGGCATGAGCACGCTGATCACCAGCCAGACGTTTCGCTGGTGGCTCATGTTGCCAACGAGAAAGCAGGGACGCCTGTCGAGCTGCCAGATGGCGGCAAGTTCATGACGACGGTCATCGCCATGCTTCCGCATGAATTCGTAACCGCCCCAATCACGCACTTGCAGGTGATGCCAGCCGCAGGAATCCTTGAATTCTAGATAGGGCTGGAATGAAAAGCGTTTCGAACCGGCAGGGACTTCATCGGTGAAAAGCTCGTCGAACAGCGCCAGCTGCGGATGGTCGGGACTCTCTGGGTTTTCTTCGAACGATAACAGCGGAACGGAACGCGGACGGATGATGCAAAGGGATCTGCGTTGCTCGTTCGCTTCCTTGATCGATTTCATGCGCTCGGAAAGGCGCTCAACGATTTTCACGCGCTCTGTGGGATGGATATCGCCGACGTGTTCGAAGCATTTATTGATCTTGTTGTGATTGGCAGCCGACCTGTCGCCGCGCAGTTTCCAGCTTTCCTCGCGGCTATCATCGGGGTTGCATTCCAATGCCACGCGGGAAATCGACCAGCGCGGGGGGCTCTTGAAGCGAGCCAATGGATAGATGCGAACGAGCCGTCCCATCTCGGCGCTGTAGCCCGCCGAGCAAACAAAGACGCGACCGGATTTCTTCTGCGTTTCCGGGATCGTCTTTCCGAGCATGATGAAGTCTTCGAGGATCATGGCGCATCCTCCGAGAGGACGCGCTCGCAGAGGATGTCGCCATGGCACCGCTCTGGATAGCACCAGCAGACCAGCACCTTGCCAGCAAGGGAGCCGATCTTGCGTTTCAGAGAGGGCTTTCGATCCAGATACCAGCGATAGTTTTCGATGACAGCGTCACGGTCGCCATCTTCTTCCAAGACAAATGGATTGCCCCAATCCGACTGGCGATCAATGCGGACGAGGCATTCGTTTGCATCGGCCCAATCGATAAGCGCACGGTCGCGCGCCAGATCATCCTTACCGGCCCTTTGCGATGCAACGACGGGATTGCCGTCTTCGACGAGCTGCCTGCGTTCAAGCTGATCCGGCGTCCAGCCCTGCGAAAGAAAAGCACGCACTTCCTTGACGCGTTGGCGGAGTTTGGCGACGGAAAGATTCTGCTTTTCTGCCTCGTTCAGGAGCTGATCCTGCCATTCGATAGGAAGGGCGGCGACTTCCGCATGATGGTTGAATGACAAAACGTCACGACGTCGTGACATTTCGAACGCGCGGGCAATGGTTGCCATGTTCCGGCATGTTTCAAAGCTTGGCCCATCCCATTCATCGCTTTCGACAGTCGCTTTTCGGTCGCCATAGCGGTGTTCGCCGAAGGCCCACCAGTCGCCGATCCACCACTGCGTGACGCCGCGCATGCGAGCGATCTGCAAGCCAGCCTCGCGCCATTCGTCGGCTGAAAGACCGTCAGGCAACTCAAGCCCGGTGTTTGAAATGAAGCCGATGTCGGGCAGGGTGAGCGAATTGCTGAGCTTATTCATTGCTCGCCTCCAAAACGCTCGTTCAATTCCCGCCGCAGCTCATCAAATTTCCCCCGCGCGCGCTCCGGGTCACTTTCCCGTTCCAGCGCTGCCTGCACCCGCGATTGGTAGCGGTCGACGAGGTAGCGGATCTCGACCAGGCAGTCGTCCAGGCTCTCGGCGATCTTCTCGGCGGCGCGGCGTTTACCCATGGCGGAGCCTCCGCCGCACCTGCTTCACCGGCTGCCGGTCGAACGGCTCGTGTCTGCCGCGCCAGCAGAGCGCGTGGTGGTAAGGACAGAAGGTCTTGCCGAGCGCCGTAGGCAGCCCGCAGAACAGATGTTTTCCCGGCACGTTCGCCGCGACGATGGGATAGCGGCATTGCAATTCAGAGACCTTGAACAGCGGCACGAGGCGGGGCGCGGCGGGTAACCCGGCGGCGATCTGTGCTTCGTGTCTCATGACGGTCTTTCCCCCTGAAAAGGGTGAATGGGCGGTCAGCCGTCATCACGGGCGGGAGGCCGTCAGGCGTCAGCGGGCTCCGCTTGGGTCGGGCAGAAAAATATCGGGGCGCAGGACATAGCGCGGGATGCCCGTAATCTTTTCGTAGCGGTCGAGTTTGTCAGCGGGAATCTTGCGCTTGCCGGACTCGTAGCGCGACACCTGCGCCTCCGTGACGCCGAGCCGACCGGCGACCGCCTGCAAGCTCCGTTGGCCTTCGGGAAGGCCCTCCCGCCATTTTTTCAAAGGATGCATGCGGCCAACTTACCTCAGAGGCACAAGCGGCGGCAATAAAAATCTTTAACGGACGTGTTGCAGAATATGGCGTGAATGTGAAATCTAGGAACGTTGCACATGAATGCTGAAGAGAAGGGACAAGCAGCCATGAAGGCGAAGTCTCCAACCGGCCCCGTTTACTTCAAGGAATGGCGCATCCACGCAGGTTATTCGCAGGAGGAATTGGCGCTCATTCTGGACGTCAACGCCGCGACGGTATCCAGAATCGAAACACAAAAACGCGATTTTGTCGGGTCTTATCTGTTCAGATTCGCGAAAGCCTGCAATTGCCCGAGCCCCGGCGATCCGGTTGGCCGCCCGCCGTCGCAGATATCCATCGATGCCTTGTTCCGAGGCAACGCTGAGGATCGCAGGCGCGCCGAAGAGATCCTGACTGCGGCGATCCGCTCCTCGTTATGGTCTTCCGACGAGTCGTCGCTATGGAAGAATGACGGCAAAGGCGGGGAGGACGGGAACGACAAGACAAGCTGATTCGGCTTGTCAACCTTGCCTCCGAGGTATATCGTCGATTTCCATATCGAAGCTTCTTAATTACCACTTGCTGTTGCGTTTTTGATCGCTCGCCGAATCTCGACGGGCGAATGGCTCTTTCATCGCGGGGAGGAAACTTGCGATGTCGACTGAACGAGGGAGCCGAGCGTTGCGCGTGCGGCTGCGCGACGTACCGGAAGAATTTCGGAAAGATCTTCATTCTTTCATTGAAGATGGGACACTGCCGTTAAAGAATGCCGTTTTGATGCAGCTCCTTATCGGGCTCGACGTACTCGCGGCCCGTTCCCTGCACAATCGTCACCAGCATCTTTCAGCCATCCTTGCTGCGCTCGCCTATGAATGTCCCGACCATGCATGGTCGTCGATTGGCGCGTGCATCCGGTGGGAGCGGCGCGGAGGCCTGTCGGGCTGTCGCCGTCAGCTGCAATGATCGAGCGTCGGGCAATCACAACCGTCCCGTTGTGGCTGGAATGGCGGCGGTCGTTTCTCTGTGCCTCAGAGGTAGCCGCAGCCGTCGGCGTCGACGAGTATCGTTCGCCGTTGTCGCTCTACGCCGAGAAGATGGGCTTAACCTCGGTCACCGAGACGCCGATCATGCGGCGCGGCAGGCACTTCGAGTCAGCGGCGGTTTCATACCTTGCGGAGGAGCACCACGACTGGCGCATCGCCCGCCCTCACGTCTTTGTCATGGACGCCGAAAGGCGGCTTGCCTGTACCCCGGACGTGCTCGCCGAGGTGCCTGGAAAGGACGGCATCTGCAACGTCCAGATCAAGACGATCTCGGCACCGAAATTCGAGGAATGGCACGGTGTCCCGCCAGCGGGATACACGCTGCAGGTCGCGACCGAGAACATGCTGCTGGACGCCGCGCACGGCTATCTGGCAGTGCTGGCGGTGTCGACCTACGAGGCCAGCCTGCATCTTTTTGAGGTGCCGCGTCACGAAGCTGCGGAAAAAAAGATTGCCTCAGTGGCACAGGATTTCTGGCGAAACGTCGAGGCGGGCCAATTGCCGAAACCGGACTATCGCCTCGACGCCGACGTGATCGCCGAAATGCATCCGCAGGCGATAAAAGGCGAGACCATCGATCTTTCCGGCGACAACCGGCTGGCGGAGATCCTGCCATACCGGCGGCACCTGAAAGAGCGCCAGAAGGCTGTGGCCGACGAGTTGTCGGCGCTCGACGCCGAGATCCGCGACAAGATCGGTGACGCCGAGGAAGCCGAGTTTCCCGGCTGGCGGATCACCTGCCGAAACCAGACGCGCAAGAGCTACACCGTGCCGGAATGGTCAGGGCGCAAGCTCAACATTTCCGAAAGGGGCAGGGAATGACGCCGAGGCTCTATCAGGTGGACAAGGGCGCTGGCGGCATTTCCCGCGAGGCGCTGCACGAAAAAGCGGTGGCCTTCGTCGAGGAGCGTTATCCGAGAACCGGCGACGTGCCGTTCCTCTGGATCATCGACGACGGCAACGCCCTGGTCTGGATCGAAACCGGCTGGGAGGACGACGCCGAGAAGCTCCTGTCCTATGACGCCATTGCGTTGATGCTGATGATTTCCGACGCACGGCAATACGCGTCGATCGTCGAGGTCTGGATCGCGTCGCAGAAGCCCGCCGCCGACGGCTCCTTCGACCACGACGAACCGCTGCCATCGGAATGGCCCGAAGATGAGCGCGACGACGCAGTGATGATTTCCACCTTCGAGCGCAACGGCGCGTTCAGCCTGACGACGTTCATTGCCAAGCAACAATCGAAGCTGCTGGGCGCGCGGGTGGATGACGAAAATTCCGGCCTCGGCCTCGGCCAATGGTCGGGTCGGATGTTCAACCTGTTCTCGCACGGCAGGAAGCTCGCAATGGCGCTGGTCTCCCAGGAGAGGAGCGCCTGATGATGGACCTCCCGCAACATCAACGCCTCTGGCATATCCTGATCGACTGCACCCGGCAGTACCGCGTGCACGAACGCGAGATCCGCGAAGAGGACATTGGCGGCGTCGTGCATGTCGTCACTTACGAGCCGCTGCCGCATGCGCGTGAAGCGCCGGAAGCCGAAACCGTCGTCGATTGCGTGTTGCTGAAGATCGGCGTCGACAGACCGAAGGCCGAAAGCTACCGGGACGAATTCGCAAGCCTGATGAAACCGCTCGCCGGAATGCTTGAACAAGGCCCGTCCTACATCACGCTCGGAGCCGAGATCGGCGATCAAGGTGCGGCCTTCTGCCTGATGGCGCTCGGCCAGGTGCTCGGCCTGTGGCGGGTAATAACCCCCGTTGATCTCGGCATTACCGGCGCAAAGGCCATGGATGCCGCTGGCCTCGGCTACGTCATGCTCGGCGGTTACAAGGAGGAAGTCTCATGACCGTGGAAGAAAACCGTGAGGGACGCCGCTCGGCGCTCGATGAATTCGCGGCGGCGCAAATCACCGGGCCGGCGAGCTTTCTGCCGGCGACCCAATCGCAGTCGTTCGAAGTCGTCTCGGCGCAGGCGGTGGCCGTGCGTCGCGACGAAGGGCTGGTGCTCACCCGGCTGCGCACCTTGGCGCAGGCCGCAGGCACCGACTGGTACTATCGCTTTCCGGTGAAGAACCGCAAAGAGAACCGCACCGACTGGATCGAAGGCCCGTCGATCAAGCTCGCTAACGATCTTTCCAGACTTTATGGCAATTGCGCCGTCGATTGCCGCGCGCAGGATTTTGGCGATTTCTGGCTGTTCCATGCCCGCTTCGTCGATCTCGAAACCGGGTATTCGCTCATTCGCCCGTTCCAGCAGCGCAAATCCGGCGGCAAGATCGGCGGCTCGGATGACGAGCGGCGGCTGGACATCGCCTTTCAGATCGGCGCGAGCAAAGCGATCCGAAACGTCGTCGTCAATGCCTTGCAGACGTTTTCCGATTTCGCCTTCGAGGAAGCCAAGGGCGCGCTGATCGACCGCATCGGCAAGGATCTCGACGGTTACCGTCAACGCACCATCGAGCGGGTCGCCGCCCATGTCGACATCGAACGCGTCGAACGGGTGATCGGCAGGCCGCGTCAGGACTGGCTGGCGACCGACGTCGCCAAGATCATCGCCATGGCCAAGGCGGTCACCGACGGCATGGCGACATGGAACGAAACCTTCCCGCCGCTTCAGGGCGGGGACAATGAGACCGGCGAAGTCGAGACGAGCGCTGCTGTCAGTAAAACGCTTGAAACCTTCGCCGCAGGTTCCGGCACGGATCAAATCGCGGATCCGCATGAGGACGCCGGGGCCGAGACCTCCGCCAGCGGGACGCCCCCCCCAACGCTGGCGGAGGACATCTTCGATACCATCACCCGCCGCATGGCCGCCGCGCCGTCGAGCGAGGCGGTGCATGCGGTATGGGAGCAGATGGAGCTGGACGCCTACTTCGACGGCGACAAGAAGGGCCGCGACAAGGCCTGGAAGATCGCTTCGAAAAGGCTCGAGCAGTTCAAGGGCAAATGAGGATGACCGAGCCTCGCTTCAAGGATCTGCCGCCGCGCATCGCCAAGCTGCCGACCGACGAGCGCGGCTACCCGGTGCCGTACTTCGTCGAGTGGATCGACGGCAAGCCGGACTTCCGGGTGATGTCGTCGAAGAATCTTGCTCGCGCCGTCAAATACCGGCGCTGCTGGATCTGCGGCGAGGAACTGGGCCGGTTTCTGTGCTTCACCATTGGCCCGATGTGCGGCGTCAACCGGATTTCGTCGGAACCGCCGTCGCATTACGACTGTGCCCGTTTCGCGGTTTCGGCTTGCCCGTTCCTGACACGACCGCTGGCCCGACGCAACGACCGCAATTTGCCGACCGGCGCGACCATGGCCGGGATTGGCATCGAGCGAAATCCCGGAGTCACGCTGTTGTGGGTGACGAAGGGCTACCGCGTGATGAACGAACCAGATGGTGTCTTGTTTCGGATCGGCGAGCCGGTGGCCAGCTACATCGAGCGATTGCCGCCAGATCACCGTTTCGACATGGAATGCTGGCTGGACGACAGCTACAGGCCGTCCTGTATTGCCACATGGGCGTTGTGGCGGATGCTCGGCGATTTGCCGGAGGGCAGGAAGATCGATTGGCTTCGCTGCTGCCCGAGCCTTCCCGAAGCCGCCGGTCAATATCTCGGCGTCTACGGCGACGATCTGCGGCAGCTCTTCATGCCGCTCTGGGGCGACATCATGGATTTGCCGCCGTCACCGAGCACGTCCGAAGCCACCATCATTACCCGCCGCAACATCTCGAAGGAATGGGCGGCGTCAACGCTGCGCCATCTGGCGGCGACCGGCAAGGTCGACTGGAAAGCGGCAGAGCGTGAGATGCGTCCTGCTACCAGGCTGCTGCCGTTTACTGAAATGGTGACGGCATGAACGAGCGACCGGAATGGGTAAAGGCGGTTCATGACGACGCCTCCGAGACGATGCGCAAGGTCGCCGACTGGCTGCTCGACAAGGCGGAGGTGATCTCAGCCGAGGAAAGCCGCGTGAGCGATGGCGTGATCTATATCCCGATCATCGTCATGGCGGCGGTCCATGAGGATTCGCTGATCGGCTCGCTTTGCCAGTTCGGAACGAAGAGTTCTAGCGATTCGGTGGCGCAGCTGTTGCGGGTCACCGCCGAGCATCTCGATGGCAAGGCCATCGAGGGCCAATTCATCGCCGAGCGGGGAATCATCAAGAATGGCTCGTGAGAGGCATAAACACACGCTCGGCGACGGCCCGATCCAGTCCGATCTTCGTCACATGATGAACGGCCTGGCGCGCGGTCTCGACGAGATCCTGAACGGCCACAGCAGCGGCAAAAAGAACGGCTTCGTGCTGATGGTGTTTCCGTTCACCGGCCATGACGGGCGCTGCAATTACATTTCCAATGCCCGTCGCGAGGACATCGTCGTGCTTCTGAAGGAGCAGCTGGCCCGCTTCGAGGGCCAGCCGGACATGGAGGGAAAGGCATGAACGACGACGCGACAAAACAGGCGCTGGAGCATCTGGCCAAGCAGGGACTGCTGGCGGTCGGCAAGGATGGCGTCGTCCAGCTGCGCCAGCCGAAGCAATACGTCTGGCAGCCGAAAAAGGACATCAAGCCTTATGAACTGGCCCGTGCCATCGAGGTGATGTTCATGCCGATCCTGCAACAGGGCGACTGCGACAGCGCCTTCGAAAAACTGCCGGACGAGGCCAAGCGGCATTTCCAGGTGGTCGAACGATGACCAGCGAGCAGAGTATTCCCTATCTGGCGATCTTTCCCGGCAGGCGCGAGGGTGAGCGTTGCGTCGCGCACCTGCCCGATTTTTCAAGCCCGCGCTTCTGGCCGCGGCTGCGGGAGGTGATCGAGGCGGTGGTCGGCGATTCCTGCGAGCACGTCAACGTCTACTGGAATTTTCCGGGCGAGGAGCAGTGTTGTTACCGTGACCTGTTCGTCAACGAGATGGGACACGTCCGCCAGTTACAGAGAAACGAGCTGGCGACCGCGATCTATCGCAACAATGTGCTTGTCCACGATCCGGCCCGCAATCCGATACCGGAGGCGCTGCCGTGGATTGCCGGTCCAGCGGTGTTGTTTCGCGAGAGGGTTTGGCATTGACCGATGACCCGCGCGTTCAGCTGATAGAGAAGATAAAGACGCAGATCTGGCCGTTGATGGAAGGTCATGGCCCGGAGATTCAGAGCGCGATCATCGCCGACATGCTGGCGACGTTGCTGGCTGGCCACGCGCCGCCGATCAGGGAACAGGCGCTCGTTTCAATTATCGTTCTGACAAAACAGCTGATCCCGATCAACGAGGTGCTGCTGTTTCATGGGAGAGGCCACCCATACAGTTGGCCGGAGGAGACGAACGATGGAGAAAAACTTTGATGACGCACTTATGGATTTGATCGATCAGTACATGCTTGTCGCCGAGCAGAATAACGGCGACCTCGATGAATTGCGCGAGGATATTATCTCGGCGCTGGAATTGCGGCTGATCGCGTTGAGAGAAGAAATGAACAACGACTGATGGCGACGATGAATTGGAGCGAGACCGACACGAGAACGATCGTCCAGGCGGTCACCGAATCGGATGATCCGGTGATCGGGGCCTGCGCTGTGATCGGCGCGATGGTTGGTATCCTCGCTCATTGCGAGGGCGACGATTTCGCGAGGCAGATGCTGAACGAAATCGCCGTCATGAAATTTCCGCCGGACGCCGCTAACAGCAACCAGCAGCGGGAGGGCAATGGCCAATGATGAAGGATGGCGACCCGTTTGCCTATCCGCCGCGCGGTCTCACCCGCGAGGAGGCAGCGCGATATGTCGGCATCGGCGTCACCAAGTTCGACGAACTGGTAGCGGAGCGCAGAATGCCACGGCCAAAAAGGGTAGGTGGCCGGGTGGTATGGGACCGTTACCAGATCGATGCCTATTTCACCGATTTGCCTGATCAGAAGTCCGGTCTTGAGGGCCAGCTCGAAGCGAGTGGAAAACGTCGCAATTAAGTTGATGTACCCACCAAGGGTATATATGTGTTGAACCGTTCAAGGGCGTAACGCCAGTAAACAATGAACGGAGACAACATGACCAACATCCGCTTTTTCCTCGTGGCCTCCGGTTCGGCCATGATGGAGCGCCTCGACATCGCGCTATTTGCCAGCGAAGTCGAGCACGCAAAATCGATAGCCCGCCGCATGATTCCGGCACTCGCCAAGGCCGATTATTTTTCCTTCTCGGTCTACGAGGCGACCAGCGAAACCGACTTCACCGAGATCGTTTCCTACCGCGCCAAGATTTCCGAGACGCTGGTCGAGGAGGTCGCCTGATGGAGACACTCGCCGAAGCGATCAAGGCTTGGCGGCATCGCGCCGACATCAGCGCGCGGGAGGCAGCGGAGAAGCTCGGCATGTCCCGCCGCACGCTGGAGCACATCGAACAGGGCAGGCCGTACAAGAACGAGACAATTCTGCGGCTGGNATGTCCCGCCGCACGCTGGAGCACATCGAACAGGGCAGGCCGTACAAGAACGAGACAATTCTGCGGCTGGCAATCGAACGTCTGGAGGCGACCGATGGCGAGACCAAGTAAGCACGAGAGGCATCCCGACTTTCCGTTGGCTTCGCAGCGCAAATTGCGCGGCAATATGTTCTGGCGCTTTCGCTCGCCTGACGGTGCGCTCGACAAGGTACTTCCCGGCGAACCGGGAGACGAATGTTTCGCCATCGCCTATCGCAAATGGGAGAAGGTGCTGAACGGCACCAGCGCCGAGATCGTCGAGATCGGGCACGGCGTGGTTGCCAAGAGTTTCGCCCATGCCGAGCGGCTGATGCTCAAAACCGAATTCTGGAACAAGCTCGATGAGCCGAGCAAGAAACTGAACCAGCGCCATATCACCAAGTTCCTCGACGATTATGTCACCGAGGACGATGCGCTGAAATGGAAGGACGTGCTGGTCGAAAATCTGTCGATCAGATACATGCGCAAGTATCTCGACCGGCAGGCGAGGGAGAAATCCTCTGGGCACGCCAAGCATATGCTGACGGCGATCCGCAAGTTGATGAAGGCGGCGGTCTACGAGGAATGGATCGAATTCGACATCACCAATCCGCACCTCTCCTACGTCGCCGATGCGACCGACGGCCATCTGGCTTGGCCGGATGAGTACCGGATGATGTTCGAGGAAAAGCATCCGATTGGCACGCAGGCACGCACGGCTTATGCAATGGCATCCTGCCTCGGCAACCGCATCTCCGACGTCGCGACCATTGAATGGGCGCATCTGGTCAAGGAAAGGGTGAGGATGCCGTCCGGCTTGGTGATCGAGGTCGAGGCCTTCCATTTCCGCCAGCAGAAGAACCGCAAGCGGACGGGGGGCAAGGAGATGTTCCTGCTCGTCACCGATGAACTGGCAGAGGCGCTCGCGCCGCTCGACCGCACCGAGGGTGGCACGGTGCTGAAAACTTCCTTCGGCAAGCCATACTCGAAGGCGGGCCTCGGCAACCGATTTCGTGACTGGCGGCGCGAGGCCGGGATCCCCGAAGGCTATTCGATGCATGGCCTGAGAAAGGCTCTCGGCATCGATCTGGTGATTCAGGGTGTTTCGACCCGCCATCTGATGGACGTGCTCGGCCATTCGAATCCGACGGAAGCTGAGACTTATTCGAGGCAAGCGAACAGTCGCACGCTGACGACCGACGCGCTGATGACGCTGCAGGCGAAGAAGCCGCAGAAGCTTCGGGTGGTCAAATAGTTTGGGACACTGATCCCAAATGGCGAACAGAGCCGGAACAGAGTTTGGGACACCTGATCCCAAACGGCATTGTCCCAAACGGACTGGGGTTTGGGACAGAGTTTGGGACGCATTTGGGACACGTCCTGTAAGTGTTTGATTTCTTTGATGGATGGTACGCCCAACGGGACTCGAACCCGTGTTACCGCCGTGAGAGGGCGGCGTCCTAACCGCTAGACGATGGGCGCCTGGTGGTGACTGTAAGCACCATACTATGAAAAACACGGAATAGAAAAGAGGTGGATGGCACGCCCAACGGGAATCGAACCCGTGTTTCCGCCGTGAAAGGGCGGCGTCCTAGACCGCTAGACGATGGGCGCCTGCTGCAACGACGTTTGTACGTCTGGAAAGACCACAAGTCGCTGTAAGACAAGGCGGCTTATAGAGATCGCTTTGGATTCTCGCAAGAGACCGCATGCCGTAAAATTCGATTTTTCCGAGATAATATTCGGAGATGTCTCACGCTCACCTCGACATCGAATCGCGCGAATTCGACACAAGGGAATGGTACGCCCAACGGGTCTGCCATCCTCTTTGTTTTCCTTGAGGTTTTTTTGGGAACAGAATGGCCCATGTTCTCGCTTGGTTCCCGTGGAAACGGCTTGTTCCCAAACGCAAACCATCATCGTCCTGCGATTGTTTTGCGTCCTCGCAAACGGTTCTGGACACCCTTGGATTTTCTTGCGGAAATAGGAAACTTGATCTTCAATATTCTATCCCAACTTGGTCGAAATCTTTTCCTTCTGGACTATGCCAGATTGGCGGGCGAGGGGAGCCGTCATCAGCGTGTTCCGCGATGGTGCAACGACCATGATTAGTGGTCGATTGGTAGCGCTCATACCGTTCTTCGTGCATTGAGTGATGCTGCAAATCAATGACGAGCCGATAAAAGCTGATGTCGTACTTACGACCGGTCGACGGGCTGTTGTAAATGATCTGCTTCTCATCCCGGAATGATATTGGCCAAGACACAATTTGATCCATGATCTTGTACCGGCCGTGCGCAACCTGCATCAGCTTGTTTTCTTTCACGGCCCATGCCACTGGCGTTCCTCTAGGCCGTTGCTCCGACTGATTGAATTTCGTGCATTGGATGAAGGTGTGGGTCTTTGCTTCTTGTCCGTGCGCGGCCGACGCCATAGCAGTGGCCATAATGATCATTGTGAATCTCATCTTAGGCGAAACCATCAGCAGTTGAATTTCGCACAGAGCAGCTGTTCATTGATCGAAAGTCAATCATCGAATCGGTCGGGAGCAGCCATGAGCCTAATATCAATCTCGTTCGGCAGCAGCTCCCCGCGCACTTCACCGCATATGACCATCATTACTGGCTTGGTGGTAGCGTTGGTCGCCGGTATCGTGCTGTTTTTTCTTAACTGGTTTCGGGAATGGATCACGGGGCATCTGCAGAAGCGAAGGCGAGCTAAGATGCTTGGCTTTCTCACTAACAACTCAACTAGACGAACTGATTTTGGGCTGCATGGACGTAGCATTCGACTCGCTGCAAGAGGACTATGAGACTGGCGAATATTGCTCAACGGTAACGCCACCGTCGATCACGTTCAAAGACGATATAGACTGGACGGTATTTCCACGGGACACCCAGTTCCGTGTTCGATCTTTGCCGAACCAAATAGACGCAGCTCGAAGGTCAGTTGCCCACCAATTCGAGTATGGCGAGGGCCCTCCATATTTCGGAGACGCATTTCTAGAACGCGAATACCGTTTTTCGCTCATCGGATTGGAAGCAATCGCACTGAACGATCAAATGGCCGCGGAGTACAAGGTCCCCAAATTGGATCGAGGTGCTTGGGCCCCGCGAACGTCCTTCGAGGTGAAAATTGCTAACGTCGAGCGAATAAGAGCCGAGGCCGCGGAGCTTAAGAATAAGAGAGACTGGTTCAAGAAGAGGATTACCATCGAGGAACTGGCGAAACGGCACGCCGATTTTCAGGCGGCGCTGGACGCAGCGACCAATGAGCATCGCCAAAAAGTTCATGGTCTGCGCCGATAGTTAACGGAGGATTCCCTGCTCGTATCGCTCTTGATAAATCGGAGCCGCATTTGGTGGCTTTTGTAACGCCTATTGACTAGGCCCGAGCGGGCCGGTGCCCCTATGGCCGTGGTAAAAACCGGGATCGGTGAAAAACTCGAACTCGGTGGTCAGCCGCTCGGCCAACCGCTTTGAGACGCTCCGTTTCATCGCGTCCCTCGGCGTCGCATCGATCCCCACGAGCACGACGAAATCCTCGACCGGGATATCCCAAATCACTGTCGCCAGAAATTCCTCGACCGCCGCATCGTCGACCGGTTCGCCCTGCCGCCGGAAACCGAGGGTGCGCCGGAGCGCGCCGACGATATCGTGGGCGAAGAGCGTGGCACAATGTGGATCGCGCTTCCGGCGCTGGCCCTTGGCGGCGAGACCGTTCAGGACCGGACGCCCGATCATCGCGAAGCGGATGAAAATCCCGCCCTCTATGTCGTAAGTGACCATTATTCATTCCGGCACTTTGTGTGAACGCAGTTTCAGGGTTGGGTCTTACCAGCGCAGCGGGTCATTTCATGCTCTTCAATTTCTGTCCCGCGCGGGAAAAGCTGACCTGATAGTTATCGACTTCCATCTTCACTACTGGGATGTTCAACGCCCGCATTGCTGCACAAATCTTCTTTTCGGCCGCTGGTGAAACACGCGGACCGAGATAGACGCGGAAAACGCATTTCGCGTCACCATACTCCGCCCTACCACTCTCAGGGATAATTAGCCGCCATTCTCGTTCAGAGATCCAGCGAACCGTTTTGGTGGCAAGTGTCAGTTTGGCTCTATCCCGGATGGAAGCGTCATTCCCGAGTATAACAGGCGGCTCTTCGTTGTACGCCATTCGAACCAAGTCGAAATCTGCGGGAAGCGCCTTCAGTAGTTTCGACGTGCTGTATGCGACGACCATCCCTTTGAACTGATCTGCGTAATGCGCCCACATTGGCTCGTGGTCAAAAACTTCGGAAAGTGAAGCAATACCTAGCTTCGCCTTTTCCTCGGCGATCATCTTACGCTCGACTTTCGGTCTACGTTTCAGCAGATATGCGAGAGATTCTCGATGCATACCCTCCATGGGGTCATTCAGTTGATCGAATTTCGGGCAGTAAATGTAGCCCTCTGTAATCGCTCTGAGTTCTCTATCAAGCTTCCTGCCCAATGGACGATAACGATAGAGCCTTAATGGTGTCGAATAGACCTTCACTGTTGCCATGGCGAATCCCCCTGCAACGAGGTGATCAGGTCTGAGCCAAAAGGCAAGCGATGCCATCTCAGCATCTGCCATCTGAATTATCGTGGCGTTCTTGCGGGATGGCCGGAGCCACTCTGACGCGCTACAAATCCCAGCCGCGGTATCTGCGGATCAACAGGCTCGGGTCAGGCCGTTCGTGGGGACGCGGGCGGACAACCTGTTGCGGTGAAAGACTGTACTCCTGTGCATCCTCGCCCTTGGTAATGCGTCGAAGATTACGCACGAACAGCGAGACGTCGCCAAAATAGTTCGGATACGTCCTCACCAGGTTTTCCACCTTGTTGACTTCAACAACGACCGCTTTTGCGTTGGTACTTCCACCTTCGATATCTCGCTCGATCTTCGCCAGTCGGGCAGTGACCTGAATCGAGTCATCATAGTTTTCTACCTCGACTGTGTGATCCGCTTTGTAAACGATCAGAAAATATTTTCCCCGATCATACACGAATGTCTCCGCGTAGTGAGTTGCGGTTCGGATGTTCTCCAGTACGCCAACCGCGCCGAGACGATGGTTGAGATCCTTGATCTCCGCAATACGTTCACTTCTGCAAGGTACGTCGGGACCGACAGGACAGCCCTCCACATGAGCGAATTCGGCAGAGACCAATTGAAAGAGCCGCAGCCACTCCTCGCTACCTTTATGATGCTTCAGGTCTTGGCCGTTGAAGAGCCCGACCGCCTCAACTGCGGTCGCCCAAGAGTGTTGTAAACGAGTGCGAATTTGCAGTTCGATCCTCCGGCCCTGGTAGGGCTCCTGGTCCTTCTTTCGAGGGCAGAAGTCAAAAACAAGGTGATGGCTGCGATAACCGTCTGCCTTCGGAGCGTCGATGTAGGGCCATTCCTGGCGGAACGAGTGCGGGAATTTTTCCCGGATGCGTGCGGTCAACTCGCGTACACCGGCAATATCGTTGATGATCGCGCGGCATCCGGCAATATCCTGCATTTGATCCAGTTTTGTGGACGTCTCCCGCAGTTTTCTGCGAATCGACGCCATCCGCTTAGGGCGTGCTGCCATGTCGCCGGAAATTCCCCCGCGAAGCATTCTGAACCTTACAGATAGGTAAACACTTCTCATTGGAAGAAAATGCGAATCTCTCCAGCTATTCGCTATCTGAAAGATGTTCTGAGCGTCCTGATAGCTTTCTTCGTCTACTACAATCAATTTTTCGGCCAGACGCTCGCCAGATCTTCTGACCGCTTTCATGCTGAACTTGAGCTGCGGATACTGTGCCATGCGTAATCAAAATCTCAACGAATCAGATTTTCTATAATATAGGCTGACCCGAACCGGAAAATGCTAGACGCCCGCAATCCACAGCGTTTCTCAATACTGGGCACATAAGTGGCCGTACACGCGCACTCTCTTTGACCCGGCAGGCACGCCAGCCTAGCAGTCCAACTGCGTAGGTTGGCGTGCCGCCATTGAGAGCAGCGTGCCGTTGTTGCCGAGTAGAAGTTCGCGAGGCCGTTCAGGACCGGACGACCGACCATCGCGAAACGGATGAAAATCGCGCCTTCGACATCGTATGAAAATGGCTCATTCATCCCTCGGCACTAGCAGCGGGAGGAGGTGAGAGCAATGCCGCACCCGGACGAAGCGCGGCAGAAAGCGCCGATAGCGGGGCACACGCGCGAAATCGCGAGTTCGGTGGCGTGGCGGTAGCAGGGAAGCCCTAGAATGCGCCTGTGCGCGCCTGCGGCTAAAGACCGCCGCCAAGGGACAACCCTTCCCCCGGCGGCGAAATTGACGAGGGTGTTGCACATGAAACGAAGAGTTTACGGACAAGCCGCATCCGCCCTTTCATTCCTCGCTTGGGGGAGTTGATAATAATACTTTTGGAAAAACAAGTTGGCCTAAAGTCCTATGATACAACGTGAAAACCCATGAGATTTTACGGTCCTGTTTCCGGCTTCGCCTTCAATTTCGATGGGTTGAACCGTCAATCAACTCTTCCTCGGCAACGTTTCACAAAACCGTGATCACAAGGGCGGCGCGCGGGTTTCCGGCGGTGCAATCGGATTGGAAAAACAGATCGAGAAGAGCTGTTCGTAACGTTGCTGCTGGCGATTGCGCTCATGTTCCAGGCTATAGACCCCGATAAGCAGAAAGAGGGCAGTCAGCAGCACCACCGCGAGGCAGGATGGATTAGACTTCAAGCCTTCCGTGACCGACTTCACCATGTTGTCAGGATTGATGCTCATGACGGTGGAGATTTCGGTTGGGGCGGCAGTTCCAGCGTGATCTCGCCAGCCGCAATGGCGCGCTGGTATTCGGTCCGCCATGCATCGCTGAAACCGTAGTGATCGTCCGCCGATAGCGTGAAAGGCTGCGGCTCGGTCGTGCCGGTATAGACGACGATCAGCTCGATATAGCTGCCGTAATCAAAAGCCCTGGTGATCTGTCCCGGCGGCGGCGGCGGCGGCTCTGGTGGTATTTTGGGTTCGCCAGTCATTTCCTTGTTCCGATCAGGCTACGCGTTGAAGGAGATAGATGTGTTCACCTTCATCCGTTTTCCCGCGAGCGCGCCATGTGCCAGCAAGCGCGGTTCCCGCGCCCGACATGCCAGTTTCGATAAATCTTTGGCTGTTCACGGTGTCGATGCAGACGATGACCGTGGAATTTCGGGCTTTTACGCCAGAGCAATGCGTCGCGACAAACGATCCAATCGGAAAACTGGTGTTCGTTGTGCTTGTGCCGGTATAGACCTCGGCACCGACAAGCCCATCCAACACCGCCGCAACCTGAGCCGGTGTCGATGGCCGGATGTAATTGTTACTGAGGGTGTCGATCTGCGTCATGATGAAGCCGACCGTCGCGTTCGTGCTGTCGTACTCCGACCGGAACAAACGTGCGTTGATATCGCCGCTTGCATCGCGTTGGGCAACGGTGTTCGCCGTGGAAGCAGTCGAGGCGGCAGGATAATTCGCGGCGGTGAGAACGTCGGCAGTTGTTGTCCCGTTATAGAAGACTAGTTCGCCGGTTGCCCGGATGGCGATATAGCCAATTGCTGCCCCGAGAGTGTCACGCGCATAGATGACGAGGCCGTAGTTCGCGTCCCAATACATATCGAGGCGGCGCTGCCCGTCCGCTTCCGACATGCGGAAGACTTGGCTTGTCGGCTGCGTCGTCATCGAGCGGAAATTGAGCGTCGTATTCGATACTTCAAGCTGCGCGTCCACGGTGCCGGTGTCGTCAAAGGACTGCACATAGGCAATGCCGCCGCCCGCCGTGGTTTTCGCCTGGAACAGCCCGCGCCGGACGCCGTTGAATCCGGCTGAAACTTGGAAGCTGAGTGCATCCATGTAACTCCCGACAGAAAGCACGCCGGTCGGATAGAATTTGGCGCGCGTTGTGCCGGTCGAAGTGCCATAAGTGCCGCCGCTGGTGATCGTCAACGCCTGATCGGTATCCCATGCGACAAGCGCCCAGCTGAGGCTGGTGCTGGTCAGGAACAGCCGCCCTGAATGCGCATCCGATTGCCCGATCTGCAAGCCCATGACCGCCGAAGGCGGATCGATAACCAGCCCGCCGGAAAGCTCGAATGCCCCGGACGTGTTCATGTTCAGGTATTCGGTGAAGACACCGGAGACCCATTTGCCGAACCGCAGCGCCGCGTTGTTGTTGCCGATCAGTGCCGCGCCGTTGCCGTCGTTGCCGAGCATCAGCCCATGGGTGGCGCTGTTTTGCTTGTTGATGGCGAAGACTACATTGCCTTCCGCGCCTACAGTCACAACGCTATCGCGCACGGCGATCAAACCTGTTCCGACGCCAGCGCTCGTGCCGGTGAACGAAAGCGGCGAAGTCAGCGTGACCGTGCCGCCGAGCTGGCTGGCAACGCCGATCCAAGCGGTATTGGCCGCATTGCGCAGCGACAGCAGTCCGCTCGACGTGTTGAACCACAGTTGTCCGGCAACCTTCGTCAGAGGTTCGACTGTGCCGGAAGATGACGAGACGAGCGCCGCAAGCGCTGCATTGATGTCGCTGCGCACGGCGAGACCGGGTGCATTGTCGACCACCATGTCGTGCTGTGCCATGTGTTGTTCCTTTATTGCTAGTAGCCTGCCGCGATCCAGTCGAAGGTGCGCGCTGCGGTGATGATCGCTCCCGTCGAGTTTTTCAGTTCCAGATCGAAACCGGTGTTGCTCTTGTTCGAGATGACAAAGAAATCGCCAAGCGAAGCGTTCTGGATGGCAATCGAAACCGCCGGAACGTATTTGAACTTCACCAGAAAATTGATCCGCTGCTTCGCCGGTTGCCAAACAGTATCGGCACCCGATTCCTGCTTGGCGGTGACGTCGGCGATGATGCAGAGTTGTTCGATGGCGACGTTCTGGTCGGATGGCGCATCCATCAATGCCCGGAACTGGAAACCGCGAGCGACATATTCACCAGCGATGAATTGCGTCCAGGCGCTCCAGACCGAGGTGCCCGACGCCGGATCGCCATCGGTCTGGCGGACTTGCACCGTAACCATGCCTTCGCCGTCGTCGATCGCCGAATCCCAGCTCTGCCAGTCGTCGACGAGGCCGGGACGGGCATCGATGAAGACAACGCCTTCGTAATAGGGAAAGGCCAGCATATCGACCGAGAGAGTGACCGGGAAGACGCCGCCCATGTCGATCTGATTTTTGAAGGTATATGTGCCGAGACCGGCTTGTTCGTCGGTAATGATCAGCCATTCCTGCGGCAGCTGGACCTTACTATTGACCTTGGTTCCAAGCCACGCTGGCTGTTCGCAAATCCGCACGAACGATTGTGTCGCGCCGACGATGTTCGTTATGACGGCGACGGCATTGACCGAGTACGTACCACCGGCATCGCGGGCCTTGAGCATGTAGGTTCCACGCCGGTAAGGCAGTTCGACGGTGGTGGCAGTGCCCGGTATCGATGTCAGCACCGTGCCCGATGACGCCCATGTCGCGCCAGCCGTCTGCGGCGAATAGCGCATCTCGTAGGAACCGCCGATGATCATGTCGATCTCGGTGGCCGGAGCCCACTGGAACATCGCCACGTTCTCGACGAGCTGGATGCGGAAGTTCACCGGATCGGCTGGGNTGATCATGTCGATCTCGGTGGCCGGAGCCCACTGGAACATCGCCACGTTCTCGACGAGCTGGATGCGGAAGTTCACCGGATCGGCTGGCGGCGCGACCTTGCCGACGACGGTGTAGCGGATTTTGGTCGTCACACCGCGCCGCCCGATGACGTTCAACGGCGTGATCCAGATGTCGTAATCGCCCTCCTCGACCTCGACGTCGTGGGCCGTCTGGTCGACCCGCACCCGTATCCAGTTGCCGTTGACCGGGCGATAGGCGAGATCGAACACCGGTGCCAGCGATTGCCACGAGATCAGCATGCGGACGCCGAGCGAGATCGGCGACAGCACCACCAGATAATCCTTGGCGTTGAGCCCTTTGACCGGCGGGATGATGCCGATATTGGAGATGTCCGGCTGCGACAGCGGTTTGTCGCGTTCGATGTAGTCCCATTTGCCGGGAAGGTGCCGCTGCGCGACGATCTCGTAACCGTCCGTGTCCGTCTGCCGAGCGGTGAGCACCCGCCACAGCGTTGGCTGCAGGTCGGATGATGCCAGCACCCAAACCGTGTCGGGCAACGGCGCCTCGGCGAAAGCGGCAACGGTTAACGTGGTATGGGAGCCGCCGCCGGTCGAGACCTTCCGGGTGACGACCGCGCCGTCCGGCAGGATGCAGGAAAGATAATAGGTCTGGCCGACGATCAGCGTCACGGCGGCATCGAGCCTGATCGCCGTCGTCGTCGCCGAGACGATCCTGCCGCCCCGGCGCTCGCCACCGACATTGACATCGGCGATCTGGATGATGTCGCCAGGCCGCGCCCACGCCGCCTCAAGCCCCGGCACGAAGTCGACCGTCTGGCCCTCATAGACGTCAGTATAGATCGCCCATTCGCCCACGCGCTGCGCCTGTCCTTCCGACGTGCAGCCGATGGCGATGATCTCGTCGCGCTTGATGCCGAATTTCGCGATGCCGGTCTGGTCCTCGACCAGCGCCGGTCGCGGCTCGCCGAGATTGGTCGGATCGTTCCAACGCACCAGGTATTGTGTCTTGCGGGCGAAGATATCGGCGTCGTGGTAGGAGAACGCGCCATCGAGCACGTTGGCGTTGGTGTACTGCGCCACCGGATCGGACGGCTTGTCGGCCATGCCGACCATCTGGCCCCCGGCCCAATACATTCCGCCGCGAAACACCGAGGCGACCGCCGCCAGCAAATCGAACGCCTCCTGCTGCGACGAGATCACGCCGTTGAACGTCCAGCGCGGCTCCTGTCCGCCGCGCCCGTTCGGCACCAGCGCGTCGCACCATTGGCCGATGCTGTAGAGCCCCCATTTATCGATGTCGTTGATCGAGACGAAATCGCCGAGGCCATAGCGGTTCTGCGTCACCAGATCATAAAGCACCCACGCCGGATTATCCGTCCACGCCTGCTTGAACGTGCCGCTCCAGACGCCGGTATATACGCGGGTGATCGGATCATAGTTGACCGGCACCGAGACGATCAGCCCGCCGCAATCGACGACGCGCTTCGGGATCGTCTGGAACTGCTCGGCATCGATGGTGTAGCCGATCACCGCCGAGAGCGTGTAGTTGATCTTCTGGTCGATGATCTCGGTGAAGCTGTCCCAATAGAGATCGTTTTGCAGGTTGTTCTTCGTCGAGTCGGCGGTGACGCGTTCCAGTCGGATGTCCCACGGCGGATCGCCGGTCAGCGGAAATGCCAGCGCCCGCTGATAGCGGGTGTTCGTCTTGCCGCTGATCGTATGCTCCGTCACCAGCGCAAAGCCGCCGCCGTTCGATTGCAGATAGACGCGGAAAACGACAGACGTTCCCTTGATGTCGCCGGTCGTGGTGTTCTGCACCTGCAGCGACGGCACCGAGACGGTGACCCGGCAGCGGTTGACGTCGCCGTTCAGGATCGTCCTGTTGATCGGCGTGTCTTTCTTGATCTGCAGCGACACTGCGACTTCGCCCTGCTGCTGCGCGAAACCCGGCAGCACCGGCTGATCTGGCCAGCCGGAGTTCCCGGCAATCGTCCAGTTTTCGAAGTTCGGCGTCCCGTCGTCGCCAAGCACCGGCACGCCATCGAAGTAGACCGACTTTGCGCCATCCCACGGCCCGACAATCGGTCCTTCCGACAGGAGGTCGATGATCCTCGCGATCTGTCTCGATTTCAGCGAGTTCGGCGCTTCGGAGCCGCCGCCGCCGCCGCGTCCGCGCTTACCGCCGACGCCACCGCGTCCGGCAATCACAAAGGGATGATGCGGCGGCTGGTTCATCACGCATTCTCCGGCCACCACCGCGGGCTTCGACCGGGCGGATAGGTTTTCTCCGGTTCAGCGGGCGGTTCCTGCACCAGCGCAGCGCGTGCCATCGACGGATCGTCGAAGCTCATGTCGAGAAGACCAGCGGCTGCTGCCATCTGGTTCCAGACCCATGAATTGCCGGTCTCGGTCGTGACGTCGTCGGCGACCTCAAGTCCAGCTGAGATGACCACCGAGCCGACGAAGCAGCGGCCATAGATCAGCGGCACCGCCACGCCCTGCTCGGTGACGTTCTCCGGCCCGGAAAAGATGTAGTTTTCGTTCTTGTTGCCATCGTCGCCGGTCGGTCGCTTCGGCTTCGGCGACAGTAAGAGCGATGCACCGAGCAGCAGACCGAGGGTGATGCCGCCAGCAATCACCGTCGCCGCGACTCCGGTGATCGCGCCGCCGGAGATCGCCGTGATGCCCGCCGCGATCCACGACACCGGATCGATCCGCCCTTCGATGACCGGGCAGATATCGATCTCCTTGGCGACCGGGGCGTTCGCCACGTCAGGACAGTACTCCTCGTCGCGCCAGTCGCCGTCGCAGATCAGTGCGTAATTCTTGACGGCAAGGAAGTCGCGGCGGAAACCGGGATAGTTGGCCTCAAGCGCGGCAATCGCCTCGCGCGGCGAGTTGATGGCGAACTGATGCTCCGGCCCGTATCGCTCGGCTAGGACGCCATGCAGCCGGACGTCGATCATCGTCATGGCTCACTCCATGGCGAATAGCTGGCCGGAAGTTCGATGGGTGTCTGCTGCAGCGTCTCGTGCCTGAGATGCAGCACCGTCGCTTTCATGTAGACGCCGCCATAGACCTCGCGCACCGACAGCCGACCGAGCATCTGGTGGAGCATGATGTTCGGGGAAAGGAACAGCCCGAGGTGATTGACGACGTTCGACGGCCAGATTTGCATGGCGATGACGTCGCAATGCTGCCAATCGCACTCGACCGCGTGAAATCCGGCGTCCTTGAACTGCGTGGTGATGATGTCCTCGCCGTGCTCCCACCACAGCCACTTGCGTTCGAAATCCGGAATCTCGATCCCGGCATAGTCCTTGATGCCGTCGCGGATCAGCCCGAAGCAATCATGCGTTCCCCACGCCCATTTGCGACCGATCAGCGGTGCCCGCCAGCCGGAGGGCTCGAGGACGGCATGCGAACCAAGCGGCCACGAGACGATCAGCCAGGGCTTGCCGGTCGCCTCGCACATCGCCCGGTCGGCATCGGATGCGACCGGCGGGCCATAGACGTGACTGTGAACGATGGCGTCGATCCGGTGCTCCTTCGCCAGCGCCACGTATTCCTTCATGTCCATGACGAAGGTATCGAACTGTGTCGCCCGGTTGGTGACCGGATAGAACCGGTCCTCGGCGATGACGCCGCAGGATTCGAGCGGCTGGCATGCCTCGGCATGGGCGAGAGCGGCGGCTAGAGCGGTGTCGGACGGTTCGAACATGTCGTTCATTGCCGCACCAGCAACGACGCCGGAAACGCCGATGTCCTTAGTACACCCTTGCCGAACCGCGCCTTGCAGGCGTCAAGCGTCTTGCGGCAGCGGTCGAGATTGGGATCGGTGGTCGGATTGCCGTTGATGTCCTCGACCGGTGGTCCGGCATAGGAGCATTCGGCGGATCGATAGGCCCATTGGCAGATACCGGCGATCACCTGTCGGCGCGGCAGCATGACGCCATGCACGTCGAACTTCACCGCCAATTCGATCTCGACGAAGATCGGGTTCTCGTTGACCTTGCGGGCGACATAGAAGGTTTCGTCCGGGAATGCGGTCGCCGGATTGGCGTAGGGATTGCCATCGGGAAAGTTGGCCGCGTCGAGATATTTGCCGAGCGTCCGCTTGCGGATCACCTTGGCCTTGAGGCCGTCGCCGATAGACCTCAGATAATTGCCAAGCACGCCGCCGATGTTGGCCGCCGTCAAGGTTGGCCGCGGCAACTTCCCGGTCGCAGTGATCTCGAAACCGTCCACCATGATCGGGATCGGATCGTAGGTCTGGCCCTGCCAGATCACCGCGCCACTGGTGATGGTCGTGCCCGGATGCCAGCGCAGCACCCCGCCGCCGATGGCGGTGGCGTCGAAGACGAACATCTCGACCATCTCAATCGCGCCAAGCTGTGTGACATCGGAGCGGACCGTCGTCATGCCGTCACCCCGAAAGCCTGGACGAATTCCGCCGACAGCGTGCCGCGCAATTCGGTGCGGTTGCCGCTGGTGGCGAATTTGGCGCGCAGCCAGTCCACCGTCCATTCGTCGCAATTGACCTGATAGTATTTTCCCGACGACGGGTCGTAATACGAGAACGAATTGCCGCGCTGCGCTTCGAGATAGGCAAGCATGTCGGCAATGATGTCGTCGGTCTTCATCTCGAAACGCAGCTGCCAACGACGCCGCTGGAAATTGATGCCGTCGAGCGTGCGCTGGGCATAACCGTCGCCGAACTGCCCGACGCGCAGGCGAAAACCGTCCGCCATCTGCGCAGGAAGCGCCGGACACCAGTCCCTGTCGGTGCCATCGAACGCCATCACGCCACCTGCCTCAAGATGCCACCGGGTTTCGATTCCTTGACGAGGATTGCCTGCACCGCCTTCTCGATTTGCAGCCCGAGCCGCTTGCCGTCCTCNTGCCGTCCTCGGTGGTCGCCGTCACCTGTCCGCGCGGCATGTCGATATTGATGTCGCCGATGTTGTTGTTGATCGTTTCGCCGCCACCGACGGTCGGGCTGATACCGCGTCCGGCGATGTTGGCGAGACCGCCGAGCCCGGTGGCGGCATTATCGAGGCCGTAGGGGATGGTGCCACCGCCGCCCGCTGCAGCGTTCAGTCCCGCCGGAGCCGTGGCCGAAGCACCGGGAAAGAGGCCACTGAACAGCGGTCCCATCACGAACTTCTGCAGCGCCATCTTGGCCAGATCCGCGAGGATGCCCGCCAGCACGTCACGGAAGTCCTCGCCCGCAATGGCCGCATCGACGAAGCCCATCACGGCATCCTCGGCCCATGCCGAGAATTCGCTGTTCATATCGACGGCGGTCTCGGACATCGCCGATAGATTGTCATTCGCCGCCGTCGCCGAACTCACCAGTTCGTCGGTGCCCGCCGAGGCGGTTTTCATCGAGGTGGTGATCGTCTTGCTGGCCGCTTGCGTCGCCGCCGCCGCGCTCTCCACCTGCTTTTCATATTCCTTCCAGCGGAACAGGATCTGGTCCATCTGCGCCGTCAGACCGGTGCCGATATTGCTGTTGGCGGCGCGTGGCGCGGCGCGACCGGAAAGGCCGGAGTAGGGGTTCTGATATAAAGCGCCTGCGGCCCGCAGACCGATGCCTCCGCCTGCGAACGGCATCGGCACCGATTGCCGCTGCGGTTGTGGCACCATGCCGCCGATGGCAGCGCCAGACGCTGCAGCGCGGATCGCCCGCATCCTTTCTTCGAACCAGTCGGCAAACGCCGAAAGTGCCGATTTGACCTTGGCGATCCCGGCGTTGACCGCGCCGACCGCCGCGTCCCACACGGCGTTCCAGCCGGTGATCGCCGCCTGGACGAGTTGATCGAACATTGCCTTGAACGCGGCGAGCACTTCGGTGGCAGCTTTGCTGATCAGCTGCGGCAGGTTGCGCACGACCTCCGCCGCCGCATTGACGTGGTTCGCCATCGCGCTGACCATCGCCGGCAGAGCGTTCGTTGCCTCCTGAAAGGCCTGACCGATGCCGGTCAGTTCCAGCCACGCGTTCCAGAGATTACCGGCAGCGGTCGTCAGCTTTTCCCACGACGCGGCCATGGTTGAGTTCCATTTATCGGTGGCCGCCGCCTGCTTCTGGTACTTGCTGATCTCTTCGGTAAGCTTGCCGACATCGATCGTGGCGCCATTGAGGGCGGTATGGATCTGCGCCAGCGTTTCGACCGAGGCACTCGGAAACAGCTTTTCCAGCACCGCCTTCTGCTGCAACGCATCGAGTTGCTTGTAGGAGCCTTGGATAGAGGAGAGGAAGTTCGCCACCGATTGCGCATTGGCCGGGTCGAGCGCCGTCAGGTCACCGCCGAGCGTCTTGACGATGGCGGCGAGCTGGCGGGCCGGTTCGCCGCCTTCGCGGAGGGTGACGTTCAGTTCGCCCATCGCCTGGGCCATGTCGGTTGCGGCTTCCTCGGACAGGCCTAACGCCTTGCCGAGACCCTCGAAGGCACGCAGCTGGCTAACTTCGAGACCAGCGGAAAAGGCATCGCGAATAGCCTTGGCGCTCGCTGCCGCCGCGCCGGAAATCTTGTCGAACAGCTTCCGGAACTGCTGATAGATGGTATAGCCGAGCGCGATGATCGCACCGATGGCGGTCAGTTTCAGGCCGGTCATGATTGCCGTGCCCAATAGCCGTCCGGCGGCGAGACCGGCTCGTGCCAGCCCGGTGAAGGCCTGCGAAAACCCGCTGGCGAGCGTGCGGCCCATAGTCGACATCACCCGACCGAGCCGCTGCATCCGCGTCTCGACTATTGCGGTCGAGCGCGAGGCGACGAGTGCCGCGTCGCCGATGGCCTCGATGCCTTTCGCGTCGGCGGGCGTCGGCAGCGCCGCCTTGACGCCTGCGAGCGAATCGCCCCACAGCGACGCCTGCTTGGCCGCGACGCTGGTGGTGTCCTCCGCCGCCTTGCCGACTGCCTCGATGTCCTTTTCGAGATCCTTGATGCCCTTTTGCGCGTCGGATGTGTCGGCGACGACATTGATTTCAAGCTTGTTCGCCATCGCCGGTCCTCACTTCAGCATGCGGCCCACGGCCTCGGAGAGCCGCTTCTGCGCGGCCTTGAGGGCGTCGGCCTGTTTTTCGGAAAGCGCCCGCATGAAAAACGGCACCGGCGGCATGAAGCGCGAGCCGAATTCGACGATGCGGGCGTACCAGGCACCGCCAGCCTTTGCGGCGTCGAAGGCGATCTTGGCCGAGACGATCGAGCCCTTGTTGGCTTCGACGAATGCGTAGATGCCCTGCGGGATCTGGCCCTTGCGGTCATAGATCCGGCCCGACGGCATGCGGTGCGGCCCCTTGGCCGAATAACCGACCTCGACGGCGTTCTGCACCGCGTCGTCGCGAATGATGTTGGCAGCCTCGGCCACGACGCCACGCATCTCCTTCTCGGCGAGATATTTCGTGTCCCGTTCCAGTGCTGCGACGATCTCGTCGGCATTGACCTTGATTTTCAGCATTAGTGCCTCGTTGCGATTTTCGCGCCGAAGATGGCGGCGATTTCCTCCTTGCTGGCGCTGCCGAGATCGACGGCATCGGATTGATCCTCGTCGATTGCGGCCTTTCCTTTCCTGCGGCGCTCGTCGTCGGCTGCCGCCTCGAAATAGGCGCTCCAGCCTCTAAGCTCGTGCCACGTCATGTTCTGCGTCAACTGCTCGACCGTCATGCCGAGCTTCAGCGCCAGCCCGTACACCGCCATCGTCAGCGGTGACGGCCTTTCCTTTTTTTTTTCGATTTCGGCTGGCCTGCTTCGTCGCTGTCGATGCCGATCAGCCGGTTCATCGCAGGCTGCGTCTGCATCGCCAGCGCATAGACGATCGACGAATCGAGCGCCTGCATCTTCGGCCAGGTGACGCGCTCGCCATCGATCCACAGGAAGCTCGCCAGCAGCCGCAGTCCGTATTCCTGCCCGGAGAGATCGCCCTTCTCCTGAGCGAGATTGAGAACCATCGTTTCGCCCAGCGGCGGGTCGCGCAGCTCGGCCTCGAAGGCGATCACATCGCCAGTGGTGGTTTCGATCCTGACCGGCACCACGACCGAGCGCCGCGCCATGAGTTTGTCGAGCGTCCCCATGGCAAGACCTCAATCGGTGATGAACAGGGGAACTTCGTTGACGACGGCCTCGCCGGAGAACGAGACGGCCACGTTGGTCTCCATCGTCATGGTGTAACCGGAGATCGTCACCGGCAGGACGATCTCGCCACGGTCGCCGGGAAGCACAATTTCCATCACCCGGCGCTGGCCGTCGAACACGGCGTTGCGCCATTCGGTCTGCGCAGCGACGTCGAAATCGGTAAAGCCCTCGATCGAGATGTTGCCCGGTTGCGGCGTGCCTGCCAGCGATTCCGAACCGCAGAAGGTGGTGACGTCGATGGCATCGGCTGCCTCGACTTCCCACTCCCAGGACGCCAGACAGAAGCGCAAAAGATCGGCGGGGGCGATCGGCGTCGCCTTGCCAGCGGTGACCGGCATCGTGTTGCCGGAAAGATCCGAGCCCACGAGCGTAAAAGAATTGGTTGGCGTGCCGACCGCAGCAATCGGAAAGGTCTTGCCGTCGAGCGCCGAGCCGGTGCCGGACATTGTGACGAGCTGGCCATCGGTGAAATTGGTGATGTCGGTGGAGGCAATGGTCACGACGGCGGGTTTGGCATTGGTGACGCCGGTCACGGCGTAGCCGACGGGAGCGGGGGAAGCGATCTTCTGCAGGTAGACTTCGGTTCCCTGAGCGGTGAATTTCGTCATGGGACGGTCCCTTTCGCGAAAGAGGAGCACCCTGAAAAATATTCCTATTCCGGATGCGAATTTGACTGTGAAAAATTTACGGTTTCGACGCCTCGCGGCAGCGATACGAGGCATGCGCATATGAGATCGGGCGGCGGTCCATCGACGCTTTCGTCTGGGAATGTGAGGCGGATGCGATAGCGCACCATCCTTACAGACCCTCACAAATCCAGCATGTTGTGTGTGTTGTGAGGTCGCGATAGACATACAACCATTTGGTACGAATCGAACTGCGATCATCCATAAGGCGAAGAATGAAAATTTACTCAGTAGAGGTCGAGAATTTCAGAGGCATTCGGTTCGCAAAAGTGGTCTTGCCTGACCACGCGGTCCTGATCGGAGACAACAATACCGGCAAGTCTTCCTTGCTTGAGGCCATTGATCTCGTGTTGGGTCCCGACAGGCTGAGTCGACGCCCACCCGTCGATGAATATGATTTCTATGAAGGCAAATATCGTGCGATTGCTGTGGAGGAAGGCGGCGACGGAGCCGCGCCTCCCGTGGCATCAAAGATCAATGTTGAGGTGACGATAACAAATCTCTCGGATGAGCAGCAGGCGCGCTTCGGCGACCATATCGAATGGCTGAACACCAGCAGTGGAGCACTATATGACGCACCCGACCCTGCGGGCGTAGATGCCGCCGACGTTACTGCCGCTCTCCGATTCACGTTTGTCGGCGAATATAAATCCGACGAGGACGACTTTGACGGTGCGACCTATTTCAGCCGCAGCCTTGACGACGACACCCCAACATCCTTCTCAAAAAAGGACAAACAGCACTGCGGATTCCTGTTCCTGCGGTCTCTGCGAACAGGGTCACGAGCGCTTAGCCTAGAGCATGGGAGTCTTCTCGACATCATCTTGCGTCTAAAGGAGATTCGCCCACAGATGTGGGAAGACACGATCTCGGCACTCGCCAGTTTCGACGTTGCAAGCGATCCGACGCTGGGCATCTCGGGAGTGCTTGAGAGTATCAACAATTCGCTGAAGAAGTATGTCCCCCGAGAATGGGGTGTGAAGCCGCACCTCAAGGTTTCGAGCCTAACCCGCGAGCATTTGCGCAAGGTTGTGACGGCATTTATCGCGACGGGCAACGGCGACCATGCCGCACCGTTCTTTCGCCAAGGGACGGGCACGATCAACATGCTGGTTCTGGCGATGCTATCCCAAATCGCAGAGGATAAGCAGAACGTGATATTTGCTATGGAGGAGGCAGAGACGGCGATTCCTCCCTACGCGCAGAAGCGCATCGTCCATGAACTGCGCAAGCTCTCCGCGCAGTCGATCTTCACCTCACATTCGCCCTATGTTCTGGAAGAATTCAGCCTCGACGAAACCGTCATTCTGTCTCGTTCTGACGATGGGGTCCTGGGTCAGTCAAGGATCACACTTCCGGATAGCGTGAAGCACAAGCGCTATAGACAAGAATTTCGGACGCGTTTCTGCGAGGGCCTGCTTTCACGTCGTGTACTTATCGCCGAGGGAGCCACCGAGGCGACATCCTTCCCCGTCGCTGCGCGGAGATTGGCGGAGTTGAACCCGACGACTTACGCGCCCATCGAAGCGCTGGGTGTCTGCGTGATCGACGCTGGCACGGAAAGCCAAATCGCGGATCTCGCTGGTCTCTATAGAAGTCTTGGCAAGCGCACGTTCGCCATTTGTGACAAGCAAACGGAAGAGGCCAAGGCTGCCATCGAGGCTCAAGTCGAGCATCTTTTCATGCACGAGGAGAAAGGTATTGAAGACCTAGTCCTGAACAACACCACTGCCGAGGCGCTAGAACGGTTCGCGGATGCACTTCCATGGCCGCCTCATCTGCTTGCGAAATTTCCCAATCCGAAGGCGGAGGCCGCTGCCGCCTTGAAGGAGTACTTCATCAAATCGAAGGGGAATTGGGGCATCGCCGAATTCCTTGCTCAATGCAGCGAGGACGAGATACCGGAATGGCTACGCAATGCCTGCCTCACGCTGAAGAATTTGTGCGATCCTCCTCCGCCGCCACCCGACGATGACGAGGAAGACCAGTTTGCTGATGTCTTCGGTTAGGGCTTAGGTCGCGATGGTTGACCTCACCGAAGCGCAAAAGGAAGTAATCCGCACGGACGGTTATCAGCTCGTTACCGGAGGACCGGGGTCCGGGAAAACGACAGTCTCAATCCTAAAAGCTGCCAAAATCGCGCGCGAGGTGCTACGTCCTGGACAGCGCGTTCTCTTTCTGAGCTTTGCACGCGCAACAGTCTCGCGTGTGCTGGAGGCCATAGACGAAGAAAACGAAATCTCAAGGGAAGAGAAGCAGAGCATCGAAGTCGATACTTATCACGCTTTCTTCTGGCGCATCCTGAAGACCCACGGTTATCTCGTCGGCCTTCCTCGGCGCATGACGATTCTGACGCCGCCAAACGAGGCGATTGCTTTGTCCTCAGTGCGTAACGGCTACAAGGCGCAGTCAAGACTCTCGCCCGAGGAGAAGGTGGAGAAGAAATCACGCGAAGAAGCTGAGCGTACGCGGCTTGCGACGGAGCAAGGCAAGATCTGTTTCGACCTGTTCGCAGACCGGGTGGCAACCCTGCTGCATGGATCACAGAAGGTGCGGGCGCTGATCTCCACAATGTATCCGTTTATCATTCTGGATGAATTTCAGGACACGAGCCGCGACCAATGGCGGGTCGTGCATGCTCTCGGGATAGAAAGCACGCTCATCGCCCTTGCTGACCCTGAGCAGCGCATTTTCGATTTTATCGGCGCTGATCCGGCGCGACTGGACCATTTCAAGGCAGCCTTCAATCCGTCTATTCACGATCTCGCTGGCGATAACCACCGCAGCAAAGATACCGAAATCGTGTTGTTCGGAAACGACATCTTAGCTGGAAGATTTCGCCAAGGCGACTACCAAGGAGTCGAATTCGAGGGATTCGAATCGAACAACAACCAGGCGTTCGCGACTTTGGTGACACAGGTGCTCCAAGCGCGTAGACGCTTGATTGATAGCGGCAAGCGCAACTGGTCACTGGCGATACTTGTCCCAACCAAACGCATGACGCGCCTAGTTTCTGATGTGTTGCGCGAGCCTTTTGGCAACTTGCCAGCAATCAGTCATACAGCTTCCGTTGACATGGAAGGGCCGATCCTCGCGGCGGACATTCTCGCTTTTCTGCTGCAAAAAAGGCTCGACCCCGGCAGCTTGGACGAACTCGTGCGGCTCTTGTGCAGCTATTTCCACGGACGCGGCGGTAACGCGCCAACAAAAACGGACATGGGCGAAGCAGCTCGCCTTCAAGGGGCATTGGTAAAGTGGAATGAACGTCTGACCAAGGGAAGGTCGGCGCCTGGAAATAGTGTGTTGAACGCGACTGCTTCGGTCTACGAAGCGGCAATGGCGGAAATTCTAACGGGCGATCCGGATAAGGACTGGCGAGCGCTGCGAGCGGTGCTGGAGAGCGGCGCATGTTCCCGCTTCCAAGAGGTCGCCAAAGAGGTGCGGAATGTGCGCTTGCTTGAGCGTGGAACGCAACTTCGACAGGGGCTCGCTCAGGACTGGCGAGACTTTGGGAGCTATCGCAACGCCTTGGCGATAACCCGGCAGTCATTTATGCAAGAGCACTTTGCCACGGCACACAAGCCGGAATCCGGCGTGGTCGTGATGAATATGCACAAGGCGAAGGGAAAGCAATTCGACGAAGTAATAATCTTCGAGGGCTGGCCGAGGCGCGTCAAGCGTAAGATCGTTGCCAATCCAGATCGCATCGTCACCTCGAACGTGCGCAATGGCGCGATGACCCAAGCACGTCAGAATTTTCGGGTTAGCGTGACGCGCGCCAAGCAACGGACTACTATACTCACCCCGCAAGATGACATCTGTGTGCTGCTCATAGCGGACGAAGATTGAATGGTTCTCAGCCATGGCTGACCTTACTTTGTTGGCCGGTTTCGACCCGCAGCGATGTTTTCGGTCACGAGTCGCAGCATGCGCGCCTGCGTTTTCACACCCGGCTCCTTGCGGCGGTTAACGACGTCGATCAACGACTGCGGCGAGGCCGAACCATAGGAATGCGCGAAGGCATTGATGCCGATCTCGCGGATCACCTGCTTCACCGCGACCCGCAGCTCGCCCCATTCAATGTAACGGAATTCGATCACAAGCGGCTTGCGCGGCGCGCCGAGCGCGTCGGTTTCGACGTGATTGTTTACAAGTTCGAACAATGCCTTTTCGAGAATCCGCGCAGCGCGGGTGCGATCCGCTGCCATCGGAAACGACAGCGTCACGGCAAGCATCGCTTCGTCCAGGCGGTCGCTCAATTCGGTGCGTCCTCCTTCACGACGGACACGTCGCGCCACAGATAGAAGACGGTTTTCTCACCCTCGACATGGAACCGCTGCTGCAAGACCGAGTCGCCTTTGGCGCGTTTCTTCCATCTGAGTTCGGCAAGCGGCGTCAGGACTGCACCTTTCGGAATCTCTTTTTCTTCCATTTCGTCACCCTCCGGCGGATAGCCGATGTCAGGAAAGCGCTGGTGAATAGTCCGCCATGTCCCATCTCTGCTGGACGCGCCAGCCGCGACTTTCCTCGTCATAGTAGGAGATCTCCGAATCCAGCAGTCCGCCGCCAGCCGACGAGGCGACCAGATCTCGCAGCGCGATGCGGCCCTGGTCGGCGAGCCTGCGAGCGCCCTCAGCGGTTTCGTCGTAATAATCCACCTGAATGCCGGGGCGCGACAGATCGGTGTCGGTGCCGCAAAATCCGCCGTACCAAACGGAGGCGACGCGGTTGACGATCACCACCGGCAGCGGCGCAGGGATATTGTCCGGCGGCTGCGGCTGCATCCCGTAATAGACCTCGGCGGCAAGCCGTGCATCGAGCAGATCGACTATATCCTTCTCGATCATCGTTTCGCGCCTCCGTGCTTGCAGATCAGCAGATAGTCGTTGCGGCTCGCCGTCGGCTGCACTCCGACGATTTCGTAAACATCGCTGGTATCGACATCGACCAGCCGCCACGCCGGATCGATCCTCTGGCCGGGAATTTCGCGAAGCCGGATCCGGGTGGTGCCCTCGGCGAGTTCGGTGGCGGTGGCGAAATATTCGCGACCGGCTCCCGCTTCGAGGATTTGGCAATTGACCTCGGCGACCAACGCCCATGTCTTCTTGGCCGCGCCCATGGCATCGTCTGCGGTGGTGAACCGCTCGACCCGCACCCGGTGGCGCATGACGCCCGCCTTCATGGCTCGACCTCCTCGACGATCACCTTGATCTCGACGCCCGCCGGTCGCTGGATCGTCACGTAGACCGTGGCAATCGCCGGTTCCGGCGTTGGGGCCGGTGCAAGCCATTTTCTAAGGGTCTCTTCCGTCCCGTTCCAACGGTTGCCATCGACAGGCTCGGGAATACCGGCGACCGGAGCACTGTCGGTATATTGCCAAAGCGACCAGCAAGGCCATGTGCCTTGCGGCCATGTCGGCGCTGCGTCCTCGGAGTACTGCGCGATCCATAGGGACGTGTTTTCCGCGAGATAGGCATCTCTCGACTCGCCGAGCTGTTCCTTGATGGTATGGCCCGAATAAACCGTAACCTGCAGGTCTCGGCGGCAGTCGCGAATGTATTTCACCGCCGCGACCAGTTCGTCGAGCGTGGCGTCGGCTTCGTGATCGATGCAAATGCGTTCGCCCGCTTCCGGCAGGACGACGGCGAGGTAGTGTGCCATCTGCGCCTCGATCTGGCCTCCGTGCAGGTAGTGATAGGACGAGACCAGCAGTCCAGCCGCCTGCGCGTCGATGCGCCGCTCGAAAAACGTCGGGTCGATATAGGTCGTGCCCTCGGACGCCTTCATGATCACGCCGACGGTGCCGAAGCCCATGAGCGTCGGCCAGTCGGGCTCGGAATTGTGATGCGACAGATCGACGACGATCGGATTCATGCGCGCGGCACCCAATAGGCGGTGATCAGGGAATTGGCATAGGGCGCGACGTCGACACCGCCGATCGAGACCATCTCGCGGTTCTCGTAGAGGAAAGCGCCGATCCTGAAACAAATATCGAGGATGCCAGGCGGCAGGTCGGCTCCGGTCTCGTAGCCGGTGGCAAGCGTCACCACCGCCAAGGCGGGCCAGCTCGCGCCCGCGACCGGCTGCAGCCATTGCCGCGCCATCTGGTCGGTGCCGACCGTGCCGACAAGCTCGAAGTCGGCGGAAACATCGCCGCCGTCCTGATCGGTGACGACGAAATCGTCAATCGGCTGCAACGGCACTTCGACGCTGCCCGCCACGCCGGAGGGCAGGCTCCAAACGAAGCTGGCAGCAAACACATGGAATTCCGTCAACCGCTCGAAGGTATCCAAGGCCCGCGTCAACGCCGATTTCAGGTAATCGTCGTCGCGCGAAAATTCGACACGGCAATGGCTCTTGAACAAAGGCAGCAGTTCGCTGGCGAGCGCCGTTCTGTCGATGGAAATTCGCTCAAGTTTCATCGCTCACGCCCCGAGGTTGTCCACCGTCGTCGGGATGACGACTTCCACCCACTGGCCGTTTTTCCGCGCGTACATCTTTCCGTCAGATGGCGCGTCCGAAAGCTTGGCGTCGACGGCGGCTTTGCTGCTGGTCTCCGCCCATGCATTGTTCTGTCGCGCGTAAAACCTGCCGTCGTTCGGTGCCTCGCCGATCTTCCCGGCGATCCCGGCGTTGATCGCGCCAATGTCGGTATTGTACTTCGTCAGCGTGACTGTTTCGGTCCATGTGGCATTGAAGCGCGCATAGATTTTGCCGTCCGACGGCGCGTCGGAAAGCTTCGCTGCCAAGCCGGAATCGAACGCCACCTTGGTGATCGACTCGATCCATGCGGCATTGCGGCGCGCATAGCTCTTGCTATCGAGCGGCGCTTCCTCGATGCCGCCACCAGTGCCACCGCCTTCGCCCGGCGGTCCCTGCGGACCTGTGAGGTTCTGGCCGGTGTCGCCCCATATGCCAGCGCCGTTCCATTGCCAGAGCTGGCCGGTCAAGCGGTCGAGATAGGTATCGCCGAATTCCTGCCCCGGCGAGACCGGATCGCCTTCGCCCGAATACATCGAGACGCCATCCATGCCCGACGGTCCCGTCGCGCCCGGCGGTCCCGGCTGGCCTTCCGCTCCTTCCGGTCCTTGCGGCCCTTGAAGTCCCTGCTGTCCCTGCGGTCCTTGTGGTCCCGGCTCGCCCTGAATGCCCTGCGCTCCCGGTTCTCCGGGCTCGCCTTGCGGTCCAGCCGCGCCGACCGTGCCCTGTGGTCCTGTTGGCCCTTGCGGTCCCGGCGGTCCCGGCGGACCGGGGATTCCTTCGCCACTATCGCCGCCGCCACCACCGACGCCACCTGATGTCGGTCCGACCGGCACCCACTCGCCGTTGCGGCGCGCGTAGGCGGTGTCGTCGAGCGGCGTATCCTCGACGAGCGGTTCGTCGTCGACCAGCAGCTTCATTTTCTGCCCATCGAAGATCAGGGCGTCGCTGCCCGACAATCTGCCGTCGGCATCCCAGACCGCCACCTGATCTTCGGAACCGGAACCGACCATGGCGCGACGTCGAAAGGAAAGCGGCTGATCGTTCATGCCCCGCGCTCCCGATGATAACGGTCGAAGGCCGGTGAGAGATCGACTATCACGGCGCGGCCATCGTCGAGCGTCAGGCGCAGCGTGAAGCCGTCGCAGGTGCCGTCCTTGACGCCAATGCCCGGATCGCCCTTTGCTCCAGGCGGGCCGCGCTCGCCGGGTTTGCCGCGGCTGCCTGCCTTAACGGCAAGCATCCAGTCGTCGCCGGGAAGCGGGCCGGGATCGTCACGGCGGGCGATCCATTCGGAGCCGTCGAAGGCGACGCGGTCGAGCTTCAGGTAACCAGCCTTCGGATCGTAAAGCCCGCGCGCCTCGCCAGCGTGAGCGTCCTTGCCCTTTAACGCGACCGGCGACCAATCGTCGTGCGGCGGGCGGCGGGCGGTGTCGCGGCGCGCACAAAAGGTCGAGCCTTCGCAATGGACGAGCTGGCCGCTATGGAAGACGCTGCCGTCGATCCATTCGCTCGGCGGCTCGAATGTGCCCTTCTCGCCGCGTTCGCCCTTTTCGCCGCGCGGTCCCGGCGGTCCGGTCTCGCCGCGAAGGCCGCGCGGTCCCATTTCACCTTGCAGGCCCTGATCGCCGCGCTCGCCCTTTTCGCCGCGTTCGCCCCGTTCACCCCGTTCGCCGCGCTCGCCTTTATCTCCGGGCGGTCCCTCTTTTCCATCCGCACCATCTTTGCCTGGTGCCCCGTCGTCCCCATCTTTACCCGGCGGGCCGGGATCGCCTTTTTCGCCCTGTTCGCCCTTTTCGCCTTGAGGGCCGGTCGGGCCGGTTTCGCCCTGCGGGCCGGGATCACCCTGAAGTCCCGGCTCGCCGGTTTCGCCGCGTTCACCGCGCTCGCCATTTTCGCCGCGCTTGCCGTTATCTCCGGGCGGTCCCTCTTTTCCATCCGCACCATCTTTGCCTGGTGCCCCGTCGTTCCCATCTTTACCCGGCGGGCCGGGATCGCCTTTTTCGCCCTGTTCGCCGCGCTCGCCTTGCGCTCCGGGCATGCCGTCGCGAACCGCCGCGACACGTTCGGAAAGATCAAGAACAATCGTCTTCTGCTCGGCCCTGAGCTCGGCGATGACGGCTGCCACCGCATTGCTCACCCGGTCGCGTTCCTCGGCGAAACGTGTTCCGAGAAAGCGCAAGATTTCATTGAAGCGGTCGTCGGCCATCATGGTCCTCCATGCCAGCGAAGAACGCCGTGAAATCCAGTTGCTGTTCTTCTTCTTCTTCCGGCTCTTCCGGCTCCGCTGCTGGCGGCGGCGCGGGCGCGGCTGGCGTTGCCGGTTGTTCCGCTGTCGTCGCCCATGCGGACAATGGCACCACCTGCTGCTGCACGCGTGGTTCGTTGCCATAGGGGGTCGTTGGCAGATCCTCGCTGTTGCGCGCTTCGTCCGGCGCGAAAACGCCACCCTGGACGCCGCGCACCAGGGCTTCGATGCGGTCTTTGTAGGCCACCCGCAAAAGCGCTCTCGTATCGAATTCAACATATTCGTCGGGCCATCCCTTCAGGCCGAAGAACTGGTCGAACGCCACCTCGATATGGTTGATGGCGAAGCCAAGCCCGCGCGACAGCCAGAATTGCATCAGCGCTTCTGTCGAGGAAAACGTGCCTTGCTCCGCGAGACCGAGGATCGCGGGCGGCACGCCGTAGACCATGAAAATTTCGTTTTGGGTCAGCTTCAACGCCTCGGCGACTTCCGCCTCCTTGGCACTCATGGCGATGCCGTGGAATTTCAGGCCGTTGGTGAGGATCGGCGGACCGCCGCCGAGATTGTCGACGCCACGCCACGCATCGTTCAAGCGCTGGCGCAATTCGGTCACCTGCGCCTTGGTAAGATTGAGTTCGGTTTCGACGACGCCAGGCGGTCGGTTCATGTTGCCGAAAAAGTTGATTAGTTGCGATCCGATTGCCGCCTGTGCGGCTATGGCCATTTCGGCATGGCGTAGCGACGGAATGCCGACGAGCGGTTCGCCGGGTTTTGCTTCGAGCTTGATGTGCAGCACGTCGCGGGCAGGGGCGACGCCATATTCGCGGGCGCGGCCTTGGCTTTCGAGCACGTTGTTTCCGGCGAGTTCGTAAAAGATGCCGCCTTCCGTGGAGATCACCGGCTTCGACTGTCTCGGATCAAACGGATGCAGCTGATCGACCTCGAAGCGGTTGTTGCGCTCGGCCAGATGGTAGGTGTTGCCTTCGATATAGAGATCGCGAACGAGGTTCATGACGAAGTCGGATCGCGACTGATATTCGTTCGGGTTTCTGAGGATCCGCGACAGCGCCGAATTGGTCACGCGCTCGCGCCCGCCGTTTGGCAGCGTCTTCCAATGGTCGCCGGGGCATTGAGCGATGGTCTGCGCATAGGCCGCGACGCATGCCTCGACGACGGCCCCACGAGCGCCGGAAACGGGATCGTATCCCATCTGCCAGAAGTTCAAGTATTGCCCCCATGCCTGCGGCAGGACGCCGTCGGGGTTCATGACCACCCAAGGCCCCTCGCGATATTCACCCTCGCGCGGCAGCTCGGACGACCGCCGGAATGGTTTCAGCAGTTGCTGAATGATCCCCGGCATCGATCATTCTTTCGTTTCGCTCTGGCGTGTCTTGTAGGTTGCGCCCTTCTCAGGCTCGGGCGTCGCCGCCTTTTCGGTTGTCGGCTGTTCCTGTTTTGCCTTCGGCCTTGACGGCTCGTCTTCGCCGCGCAGTTTGCGCGCCGCCTTTTCCGCCGCCGCTGCCGCCTTGTTGTGGTCGACCTGTTTTGTTTCAGCTGCCGGACCGTAAGGGTCGCGCGCCCATCCGTCCGAGATCGCCGACTTCGCATCGGCCTCGTCGAGCGCGATGATGCGACCGGCATAGGGGCCAAAGAGCGCTTCGACATGTTTTGTCGCCATGATCGTTCCTCCAGAAAAGAACCGGGCGGCGCGCTAGGAGCCACCCGGCGAAGTTGGGGAGATTGGGGTTTCCCCTCACCAGGTCACATTTTCCATCCATGCGACCATGCCGGCACGGCGCATCGACCAGTTCATGTCGAGCAGCATGCGCACGCCGATGGAGGCCGTCTGCCACAGCGAGCGGACCGGGCTGGCGGTGACCGGAGTGCCGCCGCCGCCGACGATGGGCAGTGGCGTCGTGTCTTCCTCGTGGATCGTCGCCTGGTCGGAGACGTCGTATTCGGGCATGTCGCCGGTCGCCGAGGCGAAGTCGGCGGCATCGACCGCGATCACCGTGTTGACGGGCACGGTCGGCGAGACGATGAACCGCAGATTGAGACGACGGCCTGCCTCATCGGTCGACGAGAACATGAACTCGCCGGTCGTCGTCTGCTGGAAGGCAATCGCAATCGCCTGTGCCGGATTGATCAGCACGGCGATGTTGCGACCGCCGCGGCTGGCAGTAATTGCGGTCACCAGATTCTTGAGATCGGCGATCATTGCCAGCGGGTCGGTTTCGTCGGTTGGCGTCAACGGCGTGACACCGTTCAGCAGTCCAGCCGGACGGATTGCCGTCGCCGGGTTTGCGTCGATCAGCGTCGTGTCGACGGTGACCGCCGTATCCTCGGCCATGGCCTCGCGCAGCACACCTTCGATCGACGGAGTCGAATGCGCGGCAAGCTCGCGGGTGAAGGTCGAGATGACGCCGAGTTTCTTCGGCACCAGGGTGATCGACGTGAAGCCGACCCGGCGGACCGGAATGGGTTCGCCTTCACCGACCCACGCGCCCGAGACGTTCGGGGTCGCGGCTCGCGACGGGATCTTGATCTGGCCGTTGCGCCCGAAGGTGAAACGCGCGCCCATTGACGACAGCGCCGGATAGATCGAGTCGCGCGGCAGCAGATCGAGATAGTCGCCGATGGCCTGCTGCACCAGTTCCTGTGCCCATGTCGGCACGTCGGTCTTGGCCGGGTTGACCGCTGCCCGGACCATGATCTGCACGGCATCGTCGTTCGGATAGACCGCCTTCAGAATAGCGTCCGGGGCCTGCTTGTGGACATGCGCCAGGAATTGCACGACCGCGCCGCGAACGAGCAGATCGCGGGGCTGGAATTTCTTCGCCGGGACGGCGTAGGGCCGTTTTTCCGACAACGCTGCCTGCTTGGTCTCAGGCGGTTGATGTTCGATGGCGCGGACAGCAATCGCCTGTTCGATCTTCCTGTCGCGCTCCAATCCAGCTTCGAGGTCGGCGATCTGGTCCGGCAGTTCCGCCATGAGGCCGCTTTGATCCTCGTCGGGCTCGTCGAGATTCGACAGTTCGACGAGCTGGTCCTTCAGATTGTTGATGTGTTTTTGCGCGTCCTCGATGCGCTTTGCGAGTTTAGACATGGTATTTGCCCCGGACTTTGCGGGTGGCTGACTGGCGAGCTTGCCGGGGGAGTGCGCCGACGCGGGCAACGGCGCACGGGCGATCTTGCCGCGCAGTTGTTCGCGAATGTCGGCGGAGAGTGCGAAGCTCCTGCCGACCTGCAGCGCGTTCGGATTCGCCGGAACGGCGACGAGCGAGCATTCGACGAGCTTGTTCTTGATGTAGCGGAACGGCCCCCAGTTGGGATCGGCCTTGGGATCCAGCGGCTCGGATTCGAGCGGATAAAAGCCGACCGAGACGGCGCGCAGGATGCCCTGGTCGCGCAGGCGGCGGACTTCGTCGACGAGCCTCGACGTGCCTTCGGCGGCGAGCCGCAGTCGGCCTATCAGCAGCCCCTTTTCGACGCGCACGTTCTCCCATGCGCCGACGATGGCGCTCTGGTTGTGGTTGAACAGGGCAATTGGGTTGCGCTTGAATTCACCGAGATCCCAGCCGTCGGCGGCGATCACGTCGCCGTAGCGATCAACGGTCTCGTCCGAGAGCACGTATTCGAGCGGGTCGGTTTCGGATTGCTTCGCAGTGCGGTAGACGAGACCTTGCATGGGCGCCAAGCCTTCAAATTGCTTGGCTGGTTCATTTACACCTTACCGGCGTAACATGTCCGTTACTGCGGTGCGGCGCACGGCAAGCGATTTCAGGCGGATCACGGTGTCGTAGGAGGGCCGGGAGGTTTCGCCATTGGCGATCCGCCACACGGTCATGCGCGAGAGACCCGATTCTCGGGCGATCTCGGTCGGCGTCATGCCTTGGCTTTCCAGTCCGGCAATGATGGCGGCGAATTCTTCCTGCTTCATAAGCCCGAGTATAGCAGCGGAAACGTGTCAAGCGGAAATCAGTGTTATGATCGCCTTGTGCCTGAGAGGTACAGCGGAAGGGCAGGGAGGACATCATGGCCTCAGCGCTGGTTTATCTGCTGGTCGTCGCGGCAATCGCGGCACTGGTCTACTGGGCGGTCGACGCGATGCAGGTGCCGGAACCGATCAATGCATCGTCAAGGTGGTAACCGTCGTCATTGCCGTCGTCGTGGTCATCCTCGTCGTGCTGCAATTGTTCGGGCTGGCCACGGGCGACTCGGCACAAAGGTCGTTCTCCAATCCAGAAAACCGCCACCGTAGCGGGCCGGCCGCGATCATGAGACGCCTAAAAACTGCGCCGCGGCGGGAGTGTAACTCCGGTCGGGCTACGCCCTCCCTTCGTCACCCCCCCGCCGCCGAGTCTCATCCTGATT